AGTGACGGTTGACCATCCTGTATCAGCAGCACCTGTTTTGAGATATAGGGAAGGAACGTCGTATCGTAAAAATAACGATCCTATTGGAGCATCATACCCACTCCCAGAAGAGGGGTCAAACCCCCCTTCTGCTATTAGTACCTGGTCGCCTTCGTCGTTTCCAAGTACGAGTATATTGACGGAAAATCCGTCATCTATATTTGCCATTCTCTAACCCTATATCTCTACTTCAGTTATTATGCTAAGTAAGTCTTGCTTACACGCTTAATTGTGTAAGTAAGTGCGTTTGCTGGGTTTAGACTAAATTCTAGATTACCAGCATTAACTGCAACCGTTAGACCAATATTACCAACTGCGGAGCCTAGGTTAAGGACCGAGAAAGTATTATGATCAGCAGTTGTTCCATCTGTTAACGCATGAACTTCAATTGCACGACGTCCGTTGTTTGATGTGCGCTTAACTTGCAAGATCCACTTAACTTCTGTTGCTTCAGTGGTAGGAATTGAATCGATTACGGTTGGTGTTGCTGCTGCAACAGAACCGGTTCCTTCCTCTGTGTCGCTAACAAGGTCGCCAATTACCTGGTTGAACGAATCAAGGGTTTCTTGAACGTTATTACCAGCAGCGGTAGTTGGGCCTAGGTAGCCGCCAGCAGTCCATGCAGACGAATTGTCAATGTCGCCAATGATGCTGTCTAAAGCGTCAATACTAACTGCAATATTCTGTCCGTCGGCAACAATGTAGTCATTGGTGTATGTACGATCACCGATTACGTTATTAAGTTCGTTCAACGCATCAGTTAAATCTAGCGTGCCTGCTGCACCCCATGACATATCATCAGATAGTGCATAGTTGCCACCATCGTTAGTAATTTCTCCATCGCCCATTGCCTGGTCAACAAGATCCAATGCAGCGGTAATGTCTGTGGTTGAGTTATAATCTGGCGAACCAGTAATACGAGTGAAGTCGCTGATTAAGTTATTTTCGGTAAATTGTAATGTACCGATTGCATCATCAAGTTTGGAAATTGATGTATCAAGCGCGTCACCATCTGTAATCAAATCTTCAGACAAGTAGTCTGGTAGTTTAACGCCAGGGGAGCCTTTACCGATATAATCACGAATGTATTGTAGTTCTTGAGCGGAACCTGCAGAACCAAACTGAATCCACGATAGGCCGTCAAAAATCCATTGCTGATCGGCGTGTGCACCTTCGTTAATTAGAACTGCATCACCGTCGGACTCTTCATTTGTGTCTTCGGTTAGTGTCCAGTTGCCGCTGGTACCACCAACGATATAAACGTTAGGACCGCCATCGCCAATACCCATCTCAGCAAACAAGATGCGGTCACCGGCAACGATTGGGCCTTGCGCTCCAAGTTGGTCGTCGGCGTTCATGTCTGCTACAGCGGCAGCAATTGTAGTAAAGTTGCCGTTTGCAGCGGTGTCTAAATAGCGAACTGGTTCACGCCAGGAAACGCCTTGAACAACACTTTCAACAAACTCTTTCGATGCTGCGATTGCCCATTTATCAGCACCAGAACCTGCAGTGTGCTTCCAATATAGTTGTAGTTTATTAAGCGCCGCATCGATTGGTGTACTACCATCAGTAGTATCGTCGGTGCGCATGTAGATAGAACCTTGTGGCGCGTCGTTTTCAACTTGACGGTTGCCTGGAACTCCTACACCTTGTAGAATGTATGCATTGCTGGTAAGGTCATCGGTCTGGATGTCAATACCGCGTGTTAAACGAAATAGATCTAAACTCATGTTTTTCTCCTGATTAGAATAAGTTTATTATAGTGGTAAAGTCGGAACCCTCATTACACTTACGGTTAGTGGATTCACCTCGTTATTCACTATATTTAGCTGGACATCCGGACCAGAATATACCAAGTTTGGTTGGTATTTAATGCGGTCGCCAATTAAAGCATAGTGAGTATGGTCCACGGAATTGTCAAGGAGCTTAAACGCTCCTAAAACCTCCGACGATGCAAAATTTCCGTTGACATTATCGACAGCGGAAATAATGAATTTTAGACTCAGGTTCCCTGCGGGAACTATTGAATATAATGCAACAGTTGAACTTGCAGGGATTGTTATTGTAGCATAATCATGTCCACCACCACTTAGTGGTACATACCCTGATCCATCCCATCGATATATAATGTTAGTATCAGCAGCAATATAAATTGTTTCAGTTTCGCCAACTGCTGGGAACGACCCAGCATCAGTGTACTCTAAAACTTCATCGCTGACACCACTAGCGTTTAGTGGTACATAGGTGCTGCCATCCCAGCGATATATAATATTTGTATCTTCAGCAATGTATATTACATCAGCTGCGCCAGGTGCTGGGAAGTTGGTTATACTAGGAAAAGAATCAACGTTGTCATTGCCTGCACCACCTGCGCCGCAGCCAGCAATTAACTCGCCGCCAGGCAGCCCGTTGTATTTGTAAATACACCCGGTTTCAATATCATAGAATAGATAGGTTTCCTCACCGATATATTCGGTGCGGTCCATCTGTACTAACGACCCTTTGATCTTTCGTATAAAGGCCACTTAACCTTCCTTAATCTGACTCGTGATCGTCAGCAATAAAATGAGCTGCCAATGCTGCGTTTTTCTTTGGGTTTATTTCTTCTACTGTGTTTTTAGAACAACTACCAGTCAAACCAGCCATTGATTTTAATGCTTGTAACTCGTCCTCTGGATCTGCTGCATAATCGCAGGAACCATCATCGGTTGCAAAATCATCAAACTTCTCGGTATTGTTGTCAACACCACTCACCTTCTTAAGCAATTCGTGCTTTTGCTGTAATGGTGAAATCATTGTTGCTGTGTCGGTGTTGTCTGTATTGTCTACCGGGACTGGCGATAACTCGGCTTGCGGTGCTTCTGCTGCGTCTTTTTGATCAACAAAATCGGCCACTTTTCTTAATAAATCACTGATGCGCATACCTGAATCCTTTTATTGTGTATTTATACAAATCGTGGCGTTATACTGTTTGTCGTCGATTGCAAATTTCCAGTCCAAGAATCGCTTAAATTGTGTGTTTTTAGTTCATTAATTCTATCCCGCAAGATCTCATAAAATGAATCAACTTCCCCCTTAAAGGATCCAAGTAATTTATCGATTGCTTCTAGGCAAAACGTCCAGTTCCGTTGATGGTAATTCCGTATCAACGCTTGGTGTATTCGAATTTTTGCATCAATGTGTGAAAGCTCATTTAATTCCAGATGGTCTCTATCTATAACACAATATGATTTTACTTTTCGATCATTATTAATCTCAACGGTGTCCAATTCTAACAATAAATATTTCGAACGCACTGCGTCAAAGTTGTTATCTGTGTCAAACACTATGTACATAGGTATACTCCTTTAATATAATAATTATGCGATGATATAATAATGACAATAACTTTTGACTTAATTAGTGATTTATACCTAAACGACATTGATGATTTTTCCTGGGAAGGAAAAAGTACGTCTCTATTTTGCATAGTGGCAGGAAACATTTCCGCTGACCGAGATGTTCTTTTTGAATTTCTAGACGAACTTAAAGATTATTATGAATGTGTGTTTTTTGTAGATGGTGAACTAGAACATAAATCATTTAACGGAAACTTTGCCAAAAGTTATAAAAATCTCGAAGAAGGGATTGATGAAATTGACCGTGTGGTTTTTATGCACGAAAATATAATCGTGTTAAATGGCGTCACGTTAGTTGCAACCAACGGATGGACTACCTTTGATTTTGGTGGGCGAGTGGGGGTGGACGAGAATATTCGGTTCTTAACCGAGAGAGGAATTCTTGACGAAGTGCATGCTAACGAAATTTTTAAGATGGCTATTACAGACCAGCATTATATGTACAATAGCATCGAAACCTGTCAGACATTAGAAGATTGTGAAAATATAATTGTCATTACAAATACAGTGCCGGTTAAAGATTTTATCGAGCATCGTGACGAATATGCCGGAACTATTCTAGGTGATATTTCCGGAAATACTGGACTTGTACAATGCTTAACAAATGACAAGGCTAGTAAAGTAAAGGCTTGGATTTTTGGCAAGTTTGAAGACGAGTTGGACTTCGTGAAGAACAACATTCGATATGTAAGTAATCCAGGCAAAGGAAGAAGCCTGGATACTTATTTTCCCAAAAGGATATCTATTTAAGATTCCTTTTCAATTTTGATTTGTAGCGGATACCCGTTCTGGCGGGCTTCAACAGTCACTTCAATTCCTTTTTGTTCTGCAATTTCAAATGGAAGAACCGCTACAACAGCCGAACCTTCATTATGAATTTGGCTAGCGATCTTTTCTGCTGTCGAGGTTGCATACGAAAAATGAACCTCTAAACTTTCAATAACAAATTGCATGCTAGTTTTATTATCGTTAACATAAACAACTTTATACATGGGCGGTGCAGCAAGATCTACACGTGGCTTAATTAAAGTTCGAGTTTGTGCCATACTACTTTTCCTCTGCTGTTGTAAGTATTTAGTGATTGTACTTGGTTTTTGTTCCAAGTACAACCACTTTTTACACCGTTAGGCTACTTTAACTTCGATTTGCTTTGGTTTTAGAGCGTCTGGAATGATGCGCTCTAGATAAACAGTTAAAATGCCGTCTTTAACAACAGCACTCTGTACCTCAACATAATCGGCTAAGTTAAAAACTCGCCTAAACTTTCGAGCAGAGATTCCATGATGGAGATAGTTGCGTGTATCGGCTTCCGTTTCGTTTTTCTCGCCCAAAATTACCAACTCACCATTTTGGGTTGATACAGTAATTTCGTTTTGAGTGAAGCCAGCAATGGCCATCTCAATTTCATACTTGTCGTCGCCTGTTGCGACAATGTTGTATGGAGGATAGCTGGTTGCGTTAACATGCTCAACTTGGTCGATCATGCGGCTTAAACGGTCGATACCGATAGAATTACGGAAGAAGGGGGTTAAATCGAGTCTTGTCATTTTGTTTCTCCTTTAATAAGCAAGAATCTAACGTAGAAACCCTATTAGGCATTTCTACGTATATACTAAGACAAATATTTATGCTAAAAGTTTTCTCTTTAGAGCAGATAACTGCAAATTATCTTCTCCGGTTGTCTTTTTGTGATTGCCGGATTCAAACTTATACCAGATATATCCGACTGTATTAATGTATTGAAAATCGGAAACGCTTGCTACATGGGCACAAATAATTTGATCAGACAAACTTCTAAATTTATGGGTCCACGTTATCTTTTCAATTTGGTTTAATATGGGCATTAAAATACTACGCCGCATAACTAATAACGGATGGACCGGAACTGATCTTGATAGATGCCACTCTTTACTCCAATTATGTTTTTGGTAAAGTAAAGTTGATCTACCGTTTTCTTTTATAACTTCACTATTGGTATATACACCAGCTAATTTAGGATTCGCTTCTAAAGTATTTAGACATTCGCCAAATGCTTCAGGCACTACTTTGTCATCTGGATCCATGTACGAAACGTATGGTGCTGTCCCGACCCTAAAAGCATTGATTCTCGCCTGCAAAACATTGCCAACTATTCCTGGCATATGATAAACATTAACATATGGCAATGAGAAATCGTTTAATCTTAATACCTCGTCATCGAGATGTAATACGTGAACATCAATCATTACACTTACGTGCGAGTTAATTCAGTATCTCTAAGGTATTTCTTCCATCGCATTTTAGCAGCGGCTTTGGCGCGATTTTTCCGTACGGACGGCTTTTCGTAGTGCTGTCTTTCACGAAGCTCTAATAATGCTCCGTTTGCTTGTACTTTTTTCTTCCATTTTCGAAATGCTTTTTCGAAATTATCGTTATGAACTATTACCGTTGGCATGTTGTTGATTTAATCCTCCTCTTTTTGCGTCAACAGGTATATTTATTTGTTTTTTGGTTATTCTGACATTATTAACGTTTTCTTTCTGATACCGAACTACATTATACATATACGGCAATAACGTTTTTTCCATAATTGCTCTTAATGCTCTTGCTCCTGTTTTTTGCTTCATTGCTTCTTCAATAACTTGTTGCACTGCATCTTGATCAAATTCTAACTGAACTTTACTATAATCAAATAAATGTTTATACTGATCTAACAAATTATTTTTAACTGTTGTTAATATGCTAGTCATATCTTCTTTAGTTAATTCTTGTACTTCTGTTATTATCGGAAATCTTCCTACAAACTCTGGTATCAATCCAAATTTCACTAAATCCATAAATGATGGATCAACATTTCCGCTATTTAAATTACCACTGAAACCAATTCTTGTATTGCTGCCCCTTTGCTTTTTAATTTGATCTAGCCCGACAAATGCTCCCGAAGCAATAAACAAAATATTCGAGGTATCAATATCTACGGTCTTATCGGATTTTTTTGCAACTGGAACTTGGTATACTGACCCTTCAACTAATTTCAATAGAGCTTGTTGCACGCCCTCTCCTGACACATCATGACCGACATTACTTTCTGAATTCTTACGGGCGATCTTATCAACTTCGTCTATAAACACAATACCTCGTTGTGCTAGTTCTACATTCCCATTGGCTTTTTGTAATAATTTCGTTAGAATTGTGTCTACATCTTCGCCGACATACCCTGCCTCAGTTAAACATGTTGCATCGATAATAACAAAAGGTACTTCGAGATAATCCGCAATAGTTCTAGCTAATAATGTTTTTCCAGATCCCGTCGGGCCCAATATTAATACATTGCTTTTATCTAAAAATACCTCAGGTGAATTCAAACGTTTATAATGGTTTGAAACTGCAACCGATAGTACCATTTTAGCATAATCCTGGTTAACTACATATTCATCCAGGTACTCTTTAAGGCTAACAGGATCAACGTCGTTGATACAATCTTTGTTTGCGGTTAGTAGTTCTTTTTTTAGAATATCTGTACATAACCCAACGCATACATTGCATATTGCCACGTCGTCGCCAACAATTAATTTCTTAACCTCAGTATGACTAGTTCCACAAAAACTGCATTTTCCGGACATTGTTTACTCCTTAGATAGCAATGATTCAATTTTCTTTCTTTCAAAAGTATTTAAGAGCTCTGGGTTATACTCGTTGCTCCCTATTTTGTCAATTAACGCCAATATATAACTTTCTGAATATGCGGTCTCTGCTAACAAATTCTTATCAATTAAGTCCCATGTTGCACCATTAAATCTGTATAATCCCGTCGGCTGCTGGTCAATTCTTAAAAATAACTGCCCCTCGGACACCATTCCAGGAAACCCCTCGCCAAAATTAACAGGTGCTTTTAAATTTAGTTTCAATTCGGGGTGACTTGTTAATAATGCTTCGATTCTATGTACTTTTCCATTAAAGTTTACATAGTCGTCCGCTACCCGAGTTAAATGAATTTTATTTGTTATCTTCTCAGTAGGCCCGAGCGGATTAGCATAATCAAGTGGTGGGTCATTTTCATCTATAATATCTACAACCGGATCAATATTTTCATTTTTCTTAATTTGATGTGTGGGACCGGTACTATGATATTCTTTTTCGGCCCGCTCAACTTCGTCGTGCACCATTTTCTTCAATGACTTTTCCGCCCGGGATAGTTCAAACGAATGTTGCGATGCTATTAGTAGTAAAACTGCCAATGGATCAAATATAAAAATGATTAAAACGATAACCCAACGAACTGCCTCTTCGAGTAGGTTTTTATCGACCTGGTCAGAATATATAAACTCTGCAATATACTTTATTGGTCCAACTTCTGCCTCTAGCTTTCTAACCTGTACCTCAATTACTGCTTTATTTTCTAGTAATTGATCTAACGTATCGTTTGCTTGGTTGATTATATCAATTTGCTTTGTTAAATCTGCATCAATGTCTGTACGAGAAGTAGTTCCAAGTTGATCTTTGAGCCTGGCAATTAATTGGTTTGATTGTTGTATTTCTGTTTCAACGCGGTCACGAATTCTTTCTATTTCGGCTTGTGCTGCATCTCTAGCTGGCGACCCTGCTTCTTTAATACGGTTGATTTCGTTTTGTGCTGCTAATCTTTTTTCTTGCTGTAGACGACGGAACTCTTCAATTTTTGTTGATGTGTTGCTTCCTAATTTTCCGTCAACTACTGCACCAACTATCGATTGGGCAGTTCTAACATCGTTTGTCTCTAGTGCTTTTTGTAAATTGTTTAATGCAGCATCTACCGCAGCAATTTGATTTGTATATGTTAATACACGATCGCTGATTTTTGCATCTTCAAGCTCAATAATTTTTAGTTCGGCATCGATTGCTGGTTGTACACGGCTATATGCTGTACTAATACGCTCTTGCTCACGATCAATTTGCACCTGCAAACTACTATCAACGCCGCCTGTGTTATTTTCTAAATTAGTTAATCGTTCTTCTGCTCTGGCAATAATTGCACGTTGTCGCGCAATATCACTTTCAATCCTTTCAACTTGCGCTATATTTTCGTTTGTAGCTGCGGTTTGTTCAACATGACTTTTTGACAAGAAGCCAAAAATACCCATTGACGTTAAAAACATAACGCCAGCGGTAGCTGTTATTAGCAACCATTTTAGCCATTTTAATTCGGTATTCCAGTGTTTATGCAACCAGACAACTGCAACTAGTTTACCAATTTCGATTGCAACGCCCATTATAATAATGGCGGTTGCTTCGGCGGGGAAAATTGCAACAAGACCCGTCACGCTGTAGTAGATTGCTACAGATGACAGAAATAGAGCCGACACTAGAGTAATTAAGCTAAAAATCATACTCTAGTATTTATGGGGTATTCTTTTATTAGCTGACGAATTATATCGGGTTTTAATACCCGTGCGTTTTTACATGTCGCCTATGTAAAACCTCGATTCGATACCACCAAAAAACCGAGATTACTGCAAACATTATGATTGCTACATTCCAGCCAAATAGCCACCAAACTAGCAAAAATGCAACAACTCCAGGACCAAAATAAAAGACCAGTATCATTGTTAGTATTACTAATACTGTGTCTTTAACTCGAATTTCGGTCTTAACCATTTTAAATTTTTTCGCCAGCTTCCATACCACGAAAACGAATAAATCTAGGGAACCTCAACGAATATGTTCCGTCCTGGTTTTGAGTAATTACGTCGGCTTTAATTTCGACTACCTGGCCCAACAGATTATCTTTATTTTGCCAGAATGTATCTCGATCATTGTCAGTAAGCCCAGAGCCAACATTTGTTTTAATTAGTTGACCCTGATCGACCCCCTCGCAAACCAACGCACCTAGCCGTCCTTTATTACGTCCAGTTCCTTCCTCAACACCAACGATTGTTAAATCTACAGTAATATTTGGTTTCCATTTAAGCCAGGAGGTGCTCCTCTTACACTGGTACGGAGCATCAACGTCTTTAACCATAATGCCCTCATATCCTTTCGCTACCATGTCAGTTGCGAATCGATGCATGACATTCTGTCCTTCGGCTGTATCTAGATTTACTTGCAGTCCTTCAACAATCCTGATATTTAGATTTCTACTATTAATGCGATTGCGCATTTTGGCCAAATACTTTAAAGAACGTATTCTTTGCGCAACATTCCAACGACCTTTCTTGAAATCTTTAAGATGGATTATATCGAAGATTGAGTAAATCGCATCAGACGTATCAACATTAACCTTTCGCTGAGCTTGCTTCATTAGTGCTTGAAAGTTCTCGCTAATGATTTCACCGTCAAGAACAAAATCCTGCGACTCGTCTAAGCCTTCGTCGGCGCGAACGAACATTGCAATATTACTTCTGAGATGTTCTTCTATCAGTGGGAAATTTAATAATGCTTTGCCGTTACGAGAAAATAGCTCAACTTTATTAGTTCGAGGGCTAAAAATAGCCAGACAACGAATGCCATCAAATTTTGGCTCTAATATTTTCTTACCTCTGAGTTTTTCCTGGTGCTTAGTCGAGTCAGAAGCCAACTGGCATTCAAATACAGGAATTTCGTATTTGGTCCCTTTAAGGATCTTATTAAAGGTTTTGATAGTTGCGCCTACTCGCAGGTCTTTAAGCATGACCGGGCGCAACAAAGTTTCCCAAACCTCAGTATCAAAAAGATAGGACACTTGCTCAACATCGACCTCAGCATCATTACCGGTGACTACCCGCATTGATAGACGGTCCAGTAGGACGAAGAACTCGTTAAACGGATTTTCTTTTCCCGTTAATCCAGAAATAACAGGCACCCGTTTAAAGTTATAAACCATAAATGGATTATATGCTCGATATACGCAAGACAAAAAGATATCTGCGTCTTCAGCGCCTAATGTTGCTGCGCTTAGAGCCTGAGCAATAACCTCTTCTTTGTGTTTTCTGGAATTGCTTTCGTTTAATTTATAAATCCACTGATGGGCCATTTTTACTCACTTGGTTGTCAAATACTCTTACAAGTATTATACGATACTCTAATTATTAGGTCAAGTTTAATTTGGATTGATTGACGAATCTGAACCAACACCAGCGGCGTTTAATTTTGCCAAATTCCGGCCTTCTCGTAGTGCAGCAACTAACGACTGACCTGCATGCGTTGTTTGATCTGCTACCAGTTCTAGTAATTCGGCTTGTTCGGTTTTGGTTGCAAGTATACCCAATGTAGATGCAAAAGCCATTGCTGCCTTCTTAGATTCGGTAGAAAGGAACGCAGACCCATTATAGATTTCTGCATCAGTTAGTGCAGTTTCTTCTCTTAGTATTTGAGCATTTGATGCATCCATTGCTTCGGTCCAGGCTGCAACCTCATCCGGATACTCTGTTTCCATATATGTCTTAGCATCCGCCAGGAACCCCTCCATCGTTGGTACATCAGCAGCGCCACCGAGCTCGGTTATAACATCATCATATGCATCCGAAACATCTCCGTAATCAATGTCGCCTGCGAGTGATAATAATGTGGTGTAGGTATCTGTATGAACATATCCAGCTACCGTACCAATTACATCTTTAAAATAATAACTACCGTTCTTATTTGTACCTTTTGCAAATTCAGAATTTAATTCATTTGCGGCGGTTTCATCCATTGCAGATGTTTGTGAATTTATTGCAGAAAGACCAGTATTCAGCTCTATACCTTTGGCTTGTTCACCTAGGGCCTTGGGTGTTATGTCTGTTATCTTTTTAATTTGTTGTAATGCCATTGCAAAAGCATAGTTTGCTTTAGCAACATCCTCTGGCATGAACGCAGAATTGCGTGTCTTCAATGATGATACATACGGTGCTACACCATTATTGATATAAATGTTTTCTGGGGCACCGTTATGCATTGAACGCAAGGTGTTAAATGATTGCGGAAACAACTTTTTAGTATTCATCAAATCAGATAATCTAACTATTCCTTGTGTTTCTATTTGCAATACCAACAGAATATCTTCTAATTTTTTACCGGTAATCGTCGTGGATACATCATACACTGCTCGTTGATTTGCCGGAGACAATGAACCGTTAGAAACAACCTCAGATATTAAATTACTTAACTGAACATTCCTGGCTACAAATTCTTGTTCTAAAGTATTAATCATGTTTGTTCCAACCAATACTTTAAACAGCGAATCCGGAGTACCGTAATTAGACAACGTTGAGAAATCAATTAATATACCAGTATTAACTAAATCCTGACCAAACTTTTGGGGGTTGGTGGAAACCAACGATATATTACCAGTTGACAACTCATCCATAGACGTGAATGAATTTTTTGCAACTTTAGAACCATTGGCGGCACTGTTAACAATCTCGTTGATAGTGCTAACGTGTCCAGCCGCTGCTTGAAAATGTGCAACAAATCTACTTTGTTGGGTAGGCGGCAATACTTTATCTGCCCATGTTGTTATTGCACTTCGCAGAGAAGTTCCTGCAGAAATTAAGTCGTGCGTGCCGGGTATCGCTAATACCGCGGCCTTTAACTGATCTTTCTCTGCATTTGACAAAGTAGAGGCATCAATATCCGCAAGCAGTGCATCAGTTTCACCAATCATCGGCAACGCTGCAAATTCATTCATTTTATCAACTAACTGTTGATTGATTTTAAATGCAGAATTTTGTACAATTCCATTGCCTGCGGCCATTTGTAATGGAGTAAATGCCATATTACTCTCCTACACAAACATTTGGGCTAGAATCTGCTCTTTTGTGACCACATGTATCGATATCGTTAACATGTATAACTGGGCGATTTTCAACAAACACGGTAGAACTTCCGCCTTGCGTTTGTGCGTTGCAGTGTGATCCACAACCTGGTGATCCACAGCATGGATGAGAGGTCACCGATTGATTAGGTATCATCACATTCCGGTTATTGATAAAAACAGTCGCGGCACCACCAAGGGCAACGCCGCCCACTACATTTGCATCGCCTTGTCTAATAGCATTTGGCATTAGGTATTTAGCCGGTAATGATCTTCTTCGTTGGCGCAACTATCCCGGTCACTGTCCTGATATAAGCAGTTTCGGCATCACTTTTGGTCTTACCATACGTTAAAATTCCAGTCCACTGTAGCGGAAAAACTTCTTCTTCGGTCGTTAATAGCATTGGAATCATTTGTGGCCCTTCGGGCGTAATCATTAAGATCACTGGTTTATCAACCCATACACTATCGTCGTCGTTTTTTGATACTTTTGCAATAATCTCATCTCGGTTGTTTAATTTAAACGAATATACCGATCCTTCATGTAGTTTTTGTGTCATGCTAACCTTCTAATCTCTTCTTCAGTTAAGTACATTAATTGCTGTACTGTTGTATCAATGTGTTTGCCTTCGGCATACAATTGAGGGACAGATTTATGCCCTTCGCTAATAAGAAAGGTTCGAGCTGTGTCGTTTTTCTCGATATTAACTTCCATAAAGTCAATACCCCTTGTTTCTAATACCTTCTTCATTTGTACACACTTAGGACAGGTGGTTTTTGTATAAATTGTAATCATAATGTTAAACCTTTAAATGTATCTTCGTCAACATCTTGTTTTGTGCCACCAACAATATAAGATGACAACTGTACTTCTTGTGGTGCAACCTGTACTTCGCTTCCAGCAATCCATTTCTCAGTCCACGGTAGTGGGTTTGACCCACCATTAAATGGACTATCAATTCCAACAGTAATCATACGCTTATGCCCAATCCACTCAATATAATCTTTAAGCAATTGTGCATTGAGACCGATAATAGAACCGTCTTTAAATAAAAAGTCTGCCCATTCTACTTCTTGTTTAATTGCTGCTAAAAACATATCTCGAACTGCATCTTTACATTCTTCTTGAATTTTAATAAAGTCAGGATCGTCCTTTGGCAATAGTTTAAGTAGAGTTTGTGTAAATGCTAAATGCAAGTTCTCGTCACGGCAAATGAGTTTAATAATCTTAGCATTGCCTTCCATCTTCTTTAATTCAGCAAATGCCCACGAACATGCAAACGATACATAGAATCGAATACCTTCTAAGATGTTAACTGAGTTAATTACCATCCAGATTTTCTTCTTTAGCTCATACAAATCAACCACAAGCTTCTTGCCGTTAACTGTATGCGTTCCCGGACCTAACAATTGATAAGCCAGGCCATAATTGTATAGGTCATCATAGTGTTCAGTAATTGCATCAGCACAATCAACAATTTCTTTTATATCTAATAATTCATCAAATATTTTTGCTGGGTCAGCGTAAACATTTCGAATGATATGAGTGTATGATCGCGAATGTAATGCCTCGTTCTGTGTCCACAATACTAACCAGTTTTCAACTTCTGGTAAAGACGTCAATGGTAATAACGAGAGCGACGGAGCTCGACCCTGTACAGAATCCAATAGCGTCTGTCGTTTTACATTAGAAGTAAAGATATGCTGACCATGTTCGGTTAACTCTTTAAAGTCTTTACTATCACGAGAGATATCAACTTCAGTTGGCTGCCAAAAGAAGCCAAGCTGGCGTTCAGTTTGACGATCAATCTGTTTGTACTTCATCGTATCATAACGCTGAATGTCAATCGAACCGTCTAGAAAGATCTTACGCTTGGTATGATCTGTTTTGTTAATTTGAAATACACTACTCATATCGCACAACTCTCACAAATTTCTTCTTCAGGTTTATCTTCCCCAACGATCTTATCAACGTCAACTTCGCCCTGGCCGTCATATGTATTTAGATAGTACAACTGCTTACCACCAAACTTGTAAAACATCAATAAGTCTTTAAGCATAACGCTCATTGGGATTTGTTCGTCTTCAAAACATTGGGGGTTATATGAAGTGTTTACAGAAATACCTTGATCGATATATTTCTGTAATACGCACATAATCTTTAGGTACCCTGCAGGACTTTTTTGATCCCACAATAATTCATACTTGTTTTTAAGTCGACGAAATTCTGGCACTACTTGTTTCAGAACGCCATCTTTACTTTGTTTAACAGATACGAAGTTCCTGGGAGGTTCTACACCGTTAGTAGCATTGGCAATCTGTGATGAGGTTTCAGAAGGCATTAATGCCATTAAGGTGGAGTTCCTTATACCAGTTTCTTTTATCTGTTCACGCAGCCCGTTCCAGTCAACATATTCTGTAGGCTTTACTAACTCGTCTACTTCTTTTTTGTAAGTATCAATTGGTAGCAAACCTTTACTATATTTTGTTTCGTGGTTTCCGGGGCATCCGCCAAAGTCTTTAGCAAGGTCTGCACTAGCCTTAATAAGGTAATAAGACCAATGCTGTGCCCACTCGTCAACAAGTTCCAAGGCAGAATCGTCACTATATCGAACATTATGTTTCGCCAAGAAGTACGCCAAATTGATAATACCTATACCAATTGGTCGACGTAGTTCTGTAGCTATTTGCGCGGCTTTGACTGGGTAGTTCTGATAAGACAACAAGGCATCTAGACCACGCACAGCTAGTGTACATGCTCTTTCCATGTCTTGCGGCTTGCGGAATGTTCCCCAGTTTATTGCTGAGAGAGTACATAACGCAATTTCCCCGTTCTCATCATGAATATGGTTTAACGGTTTGGTTGGTAAGTCAATCTCAGAACAAAGGTTGGACATATAGATCGTGGCTAGTTCTTCTAAGAATGAAGAATGCGTGTTAGCATGATCTACATTCATTAGGTAAATTCGACCAGTATCTTTACGTTCCTGCATAAACATGGAAAATAGCTCTAATGCAGGAATAACCTTTTTACGCAAACGATTGTTTCGCTCTGCTTTTTCATACAACTCTCGGAACTTATCTTGGTCTTTAAAAAATGACTCATATAACTCCGGGACATCTGCTGGCGAGAATAATGTAATATTCCCACCTTCTATTAATCGTTCATACATTAAACGATTAAACTGTACGCCATAATCCATAAAGCGTACACGATTCTGATCAATGCCTTTATTATTTTTTAATACAAGCAATGTTTCTATTTCTAAATGCCAAATTGGATAATATAAGGTGGCACTACCTTTTCTGATACCGCCCTGCGAACACGAGTTAACCGCAGACTCAAATAATTTAAAATATGGAGTTAACCCTGTATGATATGCCTGTCCGCCGCGAATGGGAGATCCTAGTGCGCGAATCCTTCCTGCGCCAATACCAATACCAGCACGTTGCGAAACATACTTAACAATTGCAGACGTTGTTGCGGTAATCGAATCTAACGAATCGTCGGACTCAATTAATACACATGACGAGAATTGTCTTTGTCCGGTTCGTACCCCTGCCATAACTGGCGTTGGTAGAGAGATTTCGTGTGTACTGATTGCATCATAATATTGTTTTGCCCAATGCAATCTAACTTCTTTTGGATAACTAGAGAATAGAATTGCTGCAATTAAAGCATAGGCGACTTGTGGGGTTTCTAGAATTTCTCCAGTGACTCGATTTTGTACTAGATATTTGCCACGCAATTGTTCCATGGCAATATATGTTAGATGTTCATCACGCTCGTGCTTAATAAACTCGTTAATGACATCCCATTCGTTATCATCAAACATCTCGCCAAGCTCAGCATCATAGAACCCAGATTTAATATTTTTCTTTACTAAATCTTTAATATGCCATGGTGTAAAACTACCATATACTTCTTTTCGCAAATGATATGCAATTAGTCGCCCGCCGACAAATTGGTAATTTGGTGTTTCCTCGGAAATTAGATCCGCCGAGGCCTTAATTAATGTTTCTTGAATTTCAGACGTCTTAATCTTATTATAAAATTGTAAATGACTTCTCAATTCTACTTCAGAAGCAGAGACACCAGTAATGCCTTCTGTTGCCCAATATACTACTTTGTGGAGTTTTTCAAGATCAAGTGGTTCCACACGACCATCACGCTTGGTCACTAGGATTTCGTTCATTCTATCCTCTTATTTTAATCTATTTTTGAAAAAGTCGCCTTCGATACGACTTTTTACATTTGGAACATCATCGTATTCGATTTGTCCTGGCTGATCGTTCAAAATATAACGTTCATTATTTACGCTCACGACATAATAGTTATCTGTTTGTATAATGTCGGCACTTTTAATTTCAGGATGTTCCAATAGATACAAAGTATACACAATTCCAAGGCATTTTGCAATATCACAGAAGGTGTTGTCGGCCAAAAGATCCCACGGAAGTGGCCAATCTTCGTAGTCGGCAGGATGGAGATAGTGATTGGTTAGTGGAGCACGAGCCCACCAGTCGTGAACCAAATGTAATGCATCTTCGAGTGAATGATTTAAACATTCTGCTCGAAGATTATTCCATTCTAGTAGAAGATCCTCAAATGTATTTGGCCACATTAATCTAAACGAACTATCGAATAATGTACAACAGCCGGATCGCCTGTATTATTAACCTGGAAATTTACTTCAGTGTTAGCATTAACACCAACATGATCAGCTTCGATGATAACTCCCAAGTCTGCCGATTCGGTATAGCTATCGTCAAATGTCACACCAGCACTGTCATTAGTGACCACCATAACACCATTCCGTATATTCGTACCGCGTCGAATTGTATAGTCAACTTTAAATGTTGTACTAGCCAATGACTGTATTGTAAATAAATTTCCTGAGGTATTATTTGCTAAGTTTGAAATTAATCCCGTTTCTCTGCTATAAACTCCTAACTTTATTGCATGGCTTGAGTCTAAAGCAATGCATGAGGTCCCGTTGATTTCTATACGTGGATGTATTAAATTTTGCGCATCGTTCCGTTCAAACAAATCACCAATTGAAACATTTCCTTCATTCTCAAATTCAACAATCGGAGTTATAGGTGAGCTACCAAAGTTATTACCTACATTGTAAAATACATTAAATGCAGAAGAATTTAACCTAACGTTTCCTACTATAATGCCCTGGGTCGCAATGTTATCAAAAATTGTACGCGATATATTGATACCATTTGGTCCGGTTCCGACTGGCATAGTACCAATCTCAGCACCGCGATAATGGAAATTCATTTTACCATTTTCAAACTGAATGCCTTTACATTCGTGTTGCACTTCAAGTCCATACGTGGTACCGCGTGTTATTGTTTTGTTAATAGTAATATCGGCTGGACGTATTAGGTTTGTACTAATTATTCTAATTGCTGCGGACCCAGCAGTAGCATCCTGAAGTTGACCAACTGGCAGCGGACCTTGTATATCAATGTATGCAAAAGAACTTTTTGTTAAGCTATCTAATACCAAGATTGCATTCGCCTCAGTTGACTGGAATCCCATGTGATAAACCTCAACTCCAGTTGGTGGGGTTGCTCCATTGTTGCCCAAGTTAATTCCAGTCTGATGCAATGTGTCACTGGTAATTACACAATATGGAGCGACGGTGGTACCACCGTCGGGACTAACATATTTAACAATAGAAGAAGTTAACCCGTCTCCAATGATCCTGGCGTGTGGTGGGATTTTAATAAAGTCATTAATGACATAAATTCCTGCAGGGAAATAAAGAGCGCGGCGAGTTTCTACGTTGGTCTGTCTGCAGAAAAGTTCATAAAATGCTCTATTAATTGCGTCAGTGTCATCAGTTATGCCGTCGCCTTTAGCACCAAATGATAATACACTAACTCTTTCATCAAATCTTTCTTGTAATGATCGTACAACGTCGTCGTCGGTTTCACCAGTTTTAACAATGTATCCGGCTCTTGCACCCTTATAAGTGTAAGTTGATGCGAGCCCTAATATATCACTAAATTCTGTTAAGATTTCAGTATTGCCAATAACAGGTGCGCCATCTTCAATTAATCCGTTGCCGATAAACAAACGGCGTTCATCTAATGCCCACCCAAACTCGGCACCTGCTAATTGAGGTAAGTTCTCAATTAATCCTTTTCTGTGTGTAATACGACTGATTTGTAGAATTGCCATTTATATTCCTTATATTAACTTTGCTACTAACTTAGCGAAGTCAATTAATTTTTCTAATTTAATTTTAGTTTCTAATGTTTGAGATGCTGACTTAACTCGTGCCAGCTCAATTGCATCTTTAATTAATTCTTTATGCATCCCGGAACTTATTTTTCCTGTAGCATAATCTTCGTTGATTACACTAATTTCTTTAGCAACGTCAGCAACAAATTTATCATTGTCGGCTAAGAATTTTTTGATTTCGGCGCTCATATGTTTCTCCAATTATCTTTTCTTCTTAGGCAAAACTTTTACCATCTCGCCGATCTTAGACGATAACAACTCAGTTTTACGATTGCAATATACAACATTATGTTCGCTTTTATATACTTCTTGCATTTCAACAATGTCGTTTGCAATAATATCTGCAATTTTTGATACCTCGGCATTGTTTGGTGTATGCATTGCATAAACCTTTACTACCTGAGTTTCTGTGTACATTTGAGATAACTGATTGTTTATATCTGCTAAAGTGCTAACCTCGCACGATTTATTTAATTGCTGCGATTGCACATACAAACGGACCCACATTTCGTACTCATTGTTGTCGTACTTTTGTGGTAAAATTCCACATCCAGTTAATAGCACCGCAGAAATTAGTATCGTTAAAGATATTTTCATAAGTGTATTTATGCTGTATAGTATTCTTCAACGCGACGCCACCACTTGCGTCGATACTCATCCCACTTCTTACCCTCAAGTATAAATTCCTGATACTCAAAAGCTGCCGAGCACATTAACACCACCCCTTTTCGTATATTTGTACCATATACTTCATTGTGTGCCTCAGCGTATGCGGTCAATTGTATATAATAATCCTCTACACGTTCTTCGCTTTTGGGTTTGTTTGTTTGCTTGTAATCCATGATGGCAGGATCACCTTTATGCACGCCTACTAAATCTGTAGTACCAGCATATACCTCAGGGAAATATAAGGGAACTTCCATGCCCCACACTTCATCTACATGACAGAGTCCATTGCGGACTATTTGATCTGCCATCTTATTCGCCTGTTGCGCATAAGGATTGGTCCCTGGGACCGGTAGCACGCGCCCGTCCTTTACATAATCTTCAAGGTACTTGTGCATACGAGTACCTCTGTTAGCTGCTTCTGTGGTGATTTCTTGCGCTTTCTGTTTACCGACAGCCTTTCGCCAATTTGCTAAGGCTTCGCGTACTTCTTGTGGTTTTGTTTTGTCAAGGATTGTTGTGACACTTGGAACTGCGCCAAATGGCGTGTCATATAATCGTTGGCCGTTTATTTGTTTGCGTGGGACTGGCTTATAGTCAAATTTTTCTACAAGCATTATTCACCACGATCTAATAGTTTTCTTTTATCTGGAACACCATTCCAAATATCAGCATCTTCAGGACGCTCACCAATTTTGGTAATAACCGGCCATTTTTTAGATAGTTCTGCATTAATTGCAATAAACTCTTCCTGATCTTTTGGAAGATCTTCTTCTGCAAATATAGCATCTGCTGGGCATTCTGGGACGCAAACCGAGCAATCAATGCATTCAGCAGGATCAATTACTAACATGTTTGGGCCAACATGAAAGCAATCAACTGGGCAAACTGTAACGCAATCTTGGAATTTACATTTAATGCAATTCTCGCCAACAATAAAAGCCATAATTCACTCCTTAATGGTTTTTATTATAGCAAAATATTAAACAGTTGTCATTTATTTTGGAGACGAGTTTTTAATATTCTGGCGTACTTCATATCTTCGACCATAATATGATACTCCCACCAGTCTATTAGATATTTTTGAAGACCAAGAGGATTGCATGCTTTTCCTTCAAGTTGATCTATTAGAACATTTGTAATTTTTTGTCGCATTTTGTTATGATATAATATATGCGAGATCGAGTTAACTTTGTCGCCCAACGACCTAATCAGATCTTCTTCGGCTGTAAAATGTTCATGTATAAAATCCACCAACCGTTTCAAAAAACTTGTTATTATTTCTTTACTTTCATCGCCGGTAAAACTATCCAACTCGTTAATCAGGGACAGAATAACTTTATGCTGTTCGTCCATAAGAGGATGATGGACCGAAAAACGATCGTCCCAAGTGTACATAGTTATATGTCAAGTTGACGTTTTGCCATCTTTTTAACAGTTTCGCGAGCCTTATCAACTGTCATGTTGGCATTGGCATCAATATTCCGTTTTCCATGGAATACAATTTCTTCAGCATTTACATCTTTAATAATATTTTTAAGATCGCCAGACTGTGCTAAATCCATTAACGTTTCGGGTGTTAGGCTTAGACCCATTTTATTGGCAATATGTATAAATGCATTAGTTGAAAGGCGTGATTCGGTATCTGCATCAGCAGATCGATCGGCAATTAATTGACCGATCGCAGCCAATGTTTCATCGTTAGAATTTGATTCGTCCTCACTAACGATATTTAGAAGATCACGCATATTCATTTTAAAATTCTTCGTCTTCTGAATCGTCGCCTTCAAGCATACTAATTACAGTTGAAATACTGGTGTCGCGACTCATGTATCCTGACTCGTCTCCCAAGATATGAACCTTTAGTGGTGCAATAAGGTATGCATCTAAATTTGGATACTGGTCTGGCAACTCGGAACGAATAATACGAACCAAGTCATCTAACAGTTGCGCCATTTCTTGTTGAATCTGTTCAACTTCCTGGGCTGCCTCGTTATACTCTTCCCTAACCATGCGATATGGTGTGTCAAAGCTCTCTAATAATGTTCTAAATGTTTTAGGATCTTTGATGTTATCGCTCATCGTTTTTCCCTTCCTAAATCCATTAACTCTTCGTCCTCAGGCTCTTCTTCAAAGTCAAGGTCAAAGTCCTCGTCGCCTTCGTCATCCATATCAGCATCAACGTCTAAATCAAGATCTGCATCTACGTCCATCTCACCATCAATGCCATCTAAGTCTAAATCGCCAGTACCAACAGTCTCATCGCCAGTTAGCATTGCTACTGCATTAGTTAAATCGGTACGTGCCTGCTCTAATGCACCGGTCAACGATTGTAGCGAGGATAGAACTGCATCATTAAATTGTGTTGCAGTGTCAACACCCATTTCCTTACGGATACCGTCTTGTAATGCTGGAAGCTCTTTGTACTGAATATCAGCAAACTTCTCAATCATATCCTGGACCTGATCAGCAATATCTTGTGCCGCCAATACAACCTGTGCGCTATCAATTTCGGCTTCGTTTAGCTGACGACCTTGCATACGCTTGTTTTCAACAATTCGCTTAATAAACGCAATTGCGGTTTGCTGATTTTCTAACACACGCTTGAGTCCTGCGGAGACACGAAGACTTTTCACTTCGTTTACGCTTAAAGAACCGCCCGCAGCAACTTTCTTTAAGGCTTGTACATAATTTGATTTCATTTGTGGTTCCTGTTTGTTTTCTGATAAAAGTTCATTTATACGCTTTGCGGTGGCCTCTTTAACCATTGTCATTTTAATATACAATGGATCTGTCTCGCTACGTTGGATCCCGTTCTGATTTTTATATTCATCAATTGATTTTAAAACGTGACTCAGGAGTCGTTTTGACTCGGTCAATCCAAGCGACGATATCTTATATTTTTTGCCAAACTGTTTTCTAATCAGTTCGCTTATTGTCGCACTATCGACGTCTTTAGTCAATTCCTGCAAATTCATAATGGGATCCTTTAACTTTTATATATTTAGCACGATTAAGACGTTTTTGTAATTCGTCTTTTAAGTATTTAGAAATTTTTACATCTTCGTCCAGTTTAATCACTATTATAGATCTTGTGTCAGGATCAATGTCATTCTGACTCAAAATATAAATCTTATTTTGTACATCAAACTGTTTACGTTGATACTTTACATCAAAACCATAGATTTCATACGCAAGGTCCCGGTTGTTTGCATTTAACGCCATACAAAATGCAATGGCATTTCGTGACGTCATGAAATTATAATGGTTTTCAGACCATTCGTCATATACTGACCAACCAATGCCATTTTGTTGTTTAACAATAAATCTATTAGAAACCCTGTATCCATTTCCATGTGGTATTATGGTATGGTCGTCTTGAGTCTCATACGCTAATTGCTTTACCTTATTTCGAAGTTTTATAAAATTAGTCATAATCGTATATTTCAAAAAATGTATTTTCATCTATTTCAATTAGCGACGAAAGTCCGCTGCTTTCATTCAACCCGGTTATCATTGGTATAGATTGGCAATCGTCCTTAAGCAACTTCAACTTATCGCCCTGACTTGCAAAAACCTCGTCAAATCCTATATCAAATTCGATTATCCAAAAGCTATCTTGTTTATAACTTTTAATATTTAACGGTTGTGTGCGCAAAGAAACTACTTGTATTATCGTTTCCCAATTACTCTGTTGCTTCCTGGCCTTGTTCCATTCGTCTTTTGTTTTAAAAACGCGCCCGTTGATTTTGATGGGGAATATATCTAATCCAGGTTTTCGTAGTACATTGGTGTGCGTTATGTCAAATTTAGTTTTAATCTTAATATGTTGCACACAGTCCCCCAAATAATATATGTACTTATTCGGGCAAAAGAAAGCCCAGTATAAAACTGGGCTTCTTTTTGTATATCAACAGTGTTAAATTAGATTGCAAATTCAGCAAGTGTTAACCCAGTTTCAGTGGCAATTTCTGCTACTGTCTGACCACCAACACCTTCGATAATCATATTAACTTCTGTATCACCTGTTCCAAACTCACCAATGATTGTCACGCTGTGACGCTGCTGAAGTGCAGCGACTGCATCATTAAGTTCTGGCCAATTAATCTTGCCATTAACTGCTGCTGGTGCTGCTGCTAATGTAACAGTTACACCTAATACATCACGACCGATGAACTGACCTGCTTCTACGAAGCCATTTACTTTTGTTACGCCTGGCATAATAATCTCCTTAATTGATTTGGCTTTTGCCTTACTATTATTTAGTCAAAATTGAAAAAATTCAATCTACATTACGCATTCTTAGCAAAGTTTGCCCTGCTAAATCGCATACGATCAACTAACTTAATATTGCCCTGATCTGTACCCGCTACATAACCTTCGTGTCCCTTTTCGCCGCCGACACTTGCTTGTACGCTTCCACCGTGGCGATCTAGCTGATTAACTATATCTGTTTTGGCTCTGGTTAGAATTACAAAACTTTGAAATATTGCAGCCAATCCTTGCTTATGTTCTTTAATATGCTGCTCCATTCTTTCTAGCTTTTGATCGGTAGTAAAACTTGGAAGCCATTTAATGAATCCCGATGCCAGATTGTTAAAATTCCCCTCACTTACTTTAGCATTAATATAACGCTTCATGAGTTTTGGTAGATCTGTAATTTTTAGCATTCTTAATGTATCGGGTTTTAATAACGCATCAATTTCGTTTGCATATTGCAAAACCGCTTTAATTTGTGTCTGATATTTAGATGAAACTTTTACCTGAGGTTGATCGCTAAAATATGGATCAACTTGCAATACAGACTTAACTTTATTAAGACTGTCTACAATATGCGATACAGGATGTGTGCTGCCCTTTTCGTCTATATAGGTATGTATCGCAACCCCTACTTCAGTTTGTGCAATACGTTTTCCTAGTTCACCATTGACATCAACACTATATGTTACTGTGTTTGGAGTAAACACCCACTGATCGCCTTTCTTTGCAGGCTTTTGTCCGTATAGTAAATCTGCCCATACATATCCTTTAAAACCAGTTGGTATACATTTCTCTAACAACGGAAATAACTTAGCATATAATGCAACTAGCTCTGTACGATCGCCTTGGCGCATACTCATAATTCGTTCAATGTCTTTGGCGCTTGTTGCACGCCCATCGTAGCCTTTGGCTGCAAATCCAGACTTGTCAGTAAGTACAAATTGCCCTTTTTCGTTACGGCCATATATAATAGCTGGTTTGCCGTCCCACTTAATTGTAACGGCTTTTGTATCATTACTCAGCGATTGCAATGACTGCATTGCTCGAATAATTCCGCTTGATCCTTCTTCAAAGACCAAGTCCTCAGGATGCTCAATACGTGCACCTTCAAGTAAAATTCCTTCGAATAAAAAATCCGATTCGGTTTCTAAAATTTTATCTCGCAACCGGGCTAGAAAATACTCGTCGGTATCGTTACTTTCGTTTACGGTTGGTGCGTTTGGCATTGGCAGAGTAACACCATAATGTTCTGCTAACGTGGCAGCGGCTTCACCAAGCAGTTGCTCAATTTTTTGTGGGTCGCTTTTATATTTCTTGTAAACAAAATCCAAAATACTTCCTACACTACTAAGAGTCTTGGCTGTTGCACCAGGTAATAGTTTTTTAGCAATTTCGTCTGGGTTTTGAGAAATAATTTTATCGGTGCCTCGATCCAGTAGCCCATTTAAATAGCTCCATTTCAGCCCTTGCGCTTTAGCTATAGATGCCATAATAATATGACGATGTATACCTTTATATTCCCCTGGTTCCCCACGCATGCTCCATGACATAAACTCTGGATTACCAAACATTAGATCTAACTGAGCATATGACGGTTCTAAATTATTGTATATGATTTCACCACGCTCATTACGTATCGGTAGTTTAAAATGTACGTTAGTACCAGACATTGCTACCCAATCCTTTGGGTTAAGTCCTTTACTTTTTGCCCAGGTGCGAAGACGATCTGCTATTTCTTTGCGATCATATTTTGATGCATCTACAGCTACGTCAATATCTCCCGAGGTGTCTTTTTTACCAGTGGTTCCTAGCCATTGGTTTAATCTAAATCCTAGTATTTCTTCGACCATGGTTAGAGATGCTTCGATATAGTTTTTATCTATGCGTGTGGTCACTGGACGCTTGTTTGCGTCTTTAAAGACATTGCCGCCTTCAAGTAATCTCAGAAATATTTTTAAATCGTAATTGTATTCCACGTTAAGCAACCTTAATTTTATACAAGTTAAGTTTCTGATTAAACTGTATTGAACCGTTTTTCATTCGACTTATGCCGCGATCGTTTAATAACTTAATCAATTCTTCGGCTTGTTCTTCTTTTTCATAAAACGTTTCGAGTTTGTATCCTAACCCAACGTCGCTAAAAAGCCACCATTCGCCGTTCTGCGTTAGTGCTACATAGTTCGACGGGGACCCATCTTCGGCTTTAGGTATAACAGCAACCTCGACCGCGCCGGCATCTGGGACTGGAATTGCCGGCATGCTAGTAGGTTCTATTTCCTTAAGAGACGAAGACACTTTTAAATAATTTCTTTGAATCTGCTGATCTGTCAAACCTTTGTTTAATTCTGCAAACATAGGTTTCAATAAATCGACGATTTGTTTTTTTACATTTTCCCTATTAGATAAATTTGTTATTGATACAATTTTATCAATGGTATCTCGAAAAGATACATATTGTTCGTCATAATGTTTAAAAACACCATTTTGCAAAAATGTTGTTATTTTCTTAATCTTAGCTGAATGGCTTTCGTTGCTGTCTTCACGAACTGTTCCATATAATAGATTAATCAGACTGTCCGAAACTTGATTAATTACCTCGCGCGAGCTTACTTCTGGTCTACGTCCACGCTCTGACTGGTCAAGAGCTGTTCGCAATGCCTTAAAGACAAGCGGCTGAATCTCTGCTCTAATATTAGAATCTAGTATTTTTGCTTGGTTGCGGTGTATTGTTGCAGCTAAGTCGCTTAAAATACTTTCAACGGAACTATGTTTCGGATCAAGCCGGGTAGCGGCCTGGAACTTTTTATTAATTATTTCGGATATATCTTCTTGTGATAACAGACCGCGTTGATACTGTTGCCGATGATGTGCTAATTTATCAAATACTTCTCTAGCTAACGATCCGGTAAAGATCTTAGCCGCTTTTTTTGCCCGAGCGTCGTAGTCTTTTGCTAATTTTTGAGCGTGTCGGTCGACATCTGCTTCAACAATTATTTCACTGGCTCTCATCGACCCTTCCTAAACTACGTTTGAATTTGCCCGGATCTCTATTTTTAATGCTATTCAGTAGTTTTCGGGTTAGATTTTCTGCATCCTCATCTGAATAGGTTTCTGAGATTAAATCCAGCAGATTAATAGCCGACGCAATGATATTCTCCGCTCGGCTTTCTATTAGATACTTAGTATCTCTATTAATGTGAATGTTTTCTAGTTCTTCCAGAATACTACGTGTTCGTTTTTGCATAATAATCTCAGTTAGATATTATACACTATATTTATAGTTTAACAAACATTTAGTCTTGAAGATTTCCTAGCAATTTCTTTAGTTTTGCACTCTTTACATCAGCTTTTACGTTGCCGACCTCTTCATCGTCTTCTGTGCGAACCGTTGATCGAGTTTTGATTGAATTCATAATATTACTGCTAATATTCGCTCCAGTGTTTGGTGAAGATTCATCACCGGACGGTAGCCCTGGGTCGACAATACGCAATGTATCTACATCAAAATCTAGATCGATTTTCTGTCCTACGCCAGCGGATGAACGTGTCTTCATTAGCTGCAATTGATACTTGCCGCGTTCTCGCATTGCACGAGAGGTAAAGATACCAAACACGTTATCAGCGGTGTTAATTTTGGAAATACCACCTGATATATGTGAGTGGTCAAATTCAATTTCTTCAACAGCAGAACGGTTTAGCTGTGATGCTGTTACCATTATTACATTTAGTTCTTTTGCTAAATTACGCAGTTCTTCCGAAACGTATTTGTCCTTTACGAACAGATCGTTCGGTGATACTTTAGCAGTCACAGGCATAAGCAAATCTAAATAATCGACACACATGAAATCAACTTTAATTGTATGCTGAATTTCTAATTCTCGAATATATGCGCGTATATCATTTACCGTTGATTGCGCTGGCAAATATTTAATACGGAATTTTCCTGATTTCTTAGACGCAACCCTTACTTTTAAGTCCACGTCGTCGATATTTTTAAATATTGATCGACTTGGTAAGCTCGTTAGCATCGAGTCAATTCTCATTGAACACAACCCCTCAGATAACTCTAAGGTAATGAATACTCCATTCAGCCCTGCCCCAACCCAATTTACTGCTAGATTTTGCATAAACAGAGATTTACCAGAACCAGAGCCACCTGCGAATATTTGCAGCTCGCCGCGATTGAACCCACCATATAACTTTTGATCCATACTTGGCCAGCCGGTGGACACCTGACCATTATTATCTTTAATCGCCGAAAGTCGACCTTTCGGGTCAGCAAAGTAGTCGGTTCCCATATCTTTAGTTAAACTAATTTGTACTGCATCTTTAATTAGCTTTTCAACTGGAGAGAAATCTCCCTTCTCTAATAAGTCGGCGCATTTCATTATTGCACGTTCTAATTCTTTCTGTTTAGTAAATGCTTCAAACTCTTCTAAAAACCAATCAGTGTGCCCATCATTAATAGAGTCCGGCAATTCCTCCAATGCATACCCAGTCATCGCCTTAACTTGTTTACGTTCAGGCAATGTATGATATTTTTGTGCATGTTTATGCATGAACTCTGCAACTGGTCGTAAGTTCTGCGTGAAGTTCTCCGCATTAAAAATGTTTTGCACTCGCACATAATTCTGCGCATCATGCATCATCATTTCTAGGAATAACTTTTGTATTTCAGTCGTGTATTCTAAAACCTTCGGCATCTGCAATTTTTCTCCTAATCATGGCATTCACTGCCATCTGTATTTTTATTTTATTGTTTTCTTTAGCGTGTAATATACTGAGTAAACTTCCCACCTTGCCATAATACCTAACAGCGTCATTTACATCCTTAATATTATTGTCCCAATTTGGAATACTAACGTAAAACCCTGCATCAATGGCGGGTTGAATTATTTGCAATCCTGCTTTATCTTGATCAGGAACAACAATTACATCTTTTCCAGTTCTTCTAAGTTGAAATATTTGCTTCTCGTTCAATTCATTGTGTAATACAGCAACCCCGCTGATTGATATAGCATCAAACACCCCCTCGGTCACAATAATATTTTGCCAAGAGGGGTCTTGCATTTGCATACCAAAAATAAACCCTTCTTGTTGGTGTTCATTTACATACTTTGGTGTTCTATCATCTAAATATCGAGAGGTCCAACCAACAACTTGTTCATTATGGTAATATGGAATAATTATTCTCGTTTTATTTCTTCCTGTTTCGCTTGGTGTGACATAAAACGGATAATCTGTAATTGTTAAGCCTCTCTCATTTTGCAAATATGAAAGAAACTTTTTATCGTGTTCGGTTAACGTGCGGGCGGCATAAGGAAGTGGATATTCGTTAAAAGATAAAGAATAAAGAGCGGCATATTCACGATCGTGTTCTCGATCATGAACAATATCCATATATTGCTTATTGCGAATACTCTCTAAATTTATTCTTTGAATTTCATCTTCCGGAACGCCTAACCAAGATAATAACTTTTTGGTTTTTAAACTAAGTGTTTGACCCATAACAAAACGAGTCTTAAACCCGCAGTTAAAGCAATGGTAAGACCAATTTTCGCCATCGAGAATTACGCCGCCACGTTTACGTTTATCGCGAGATTCACCTTGATGCACGCAGCAAGGTGCATTAAACGTCCACCAACCGGACGGTGTTTTCCTTGCGTTCTGCGGAATATAATGCAGAATATCTAACATTAAAACATTATAGCAGAGTCTAACTTTTCTATCAAGTAGTCTGCTATAACACGATGGCCGAATTCGTTAGGATGAAGTCCTTTAGCCAGTAAGGGTTGCTTGCGTGGTTTATTTCGAATTACCAGGATTTCCATCAATGACGTCGAATCTAGTAGAGTTGGTAATTTTGGTTCCCTTGTTTGCGCTAACACATTGAATTGTAGCATAGGAATATTATATCTAGCGGCTGCACCGTCAAACAATCTAACACAATCTGAATAGTTCAACTTCTGAGCAGGGGTGCAATCACTTAATGTCATATACATTTTATGTAATTTCCTCCACTCGTCTTGATACGGTTCATCTTTAATATCAATAGATTCTTTGAGCCAGGTCGAATGTATATACTGGCGCTGTAGTGTTCGTTCATCACTAAGTGAACTATCTTGGACTTGGTGGTATGGATTGTACCAACTCATTCTTGATTCATCAGTTAATCCAACTAAAACCAAAGATTCTTGTTTTTGTTTTTCGGTAGTATGGTCTAACCACCAACTAAAGTGCCAGCCCATTGAACGTAAGCTAGCCCCAGGGTAAGCCATACAGGTATACTCTAAACCATAATGCTTAGCAATTAATCCTGGATACGAATGCTGTTCCCTATATGAATCGTTTGCTCGGTCATAAGCAGGAATATTTGCATTAGCCAAAGATGGGTCCAAAAGCTCGTCGCCATAGGTCCAACTACACCCAAAAGAAACTAATTTTTTAATCATATTATCGATATTGTATTAAATCAATGCTGCCGGCTGTGTTATTTGTCACTGCTAATCTTATATATGGGTGGTGACCAACAACGTTGAAATTTACTGGGTTTGTTTCTAGTACAAAGTTAAATGATTGTATAACGTACCATTGATTGTCATTGCTAGTTGCTCCTTGAACCTCAATGTCTCCCGTGAATCCGGTTAATGTTAATACGAATGTATGCAGAGAGTTATCTTCGGTCTCAAGTATGCTAGATACGTAATCTGGGGCTGGTAGCAACTGTGGAATTGATAAGGTTCCAGACTCAACAAATCGTGGCATTATGCTATCTAATATATCGATGTTGCCTCGTGCTCCAGAGTAATCGTCAACGTAAACTGGTTCGTAAGGACGGCCTGTTTCTACGCGCTCAATTGAAAAATGCGCGTATTGCGGAGTAATTTTATCTAGTTCGCTTTCGGTTAAAACCAATTTCATTTGCCCGCGTTCTTCGTTTACTGACGCGAGTAATTTTTCTAAGAGCAAGCGTTCGCCTTCGCGGTCAATGAGCCTACATGTAAATTCCATGCCTGTGACATCAACCGGTTTCTGGTCCTGGTTTACAAATTCAATTAAGATTTGGTTATCGGTGCCTCTATGCGCTTTAAGGTTTTTTGTATACACTTGCTGATACCTTCTAGTGTGAACGATCCCGCCGCCTGTATCCAATAAGATTACACGGTGTCGTTGGTGATATAAATACATTTTGGTAGAGATCATAGCTATATTTATGGATTATACATTGTTTGATAAACTGTCTGAAAAATACCCGTTCTTGACGGTTTGTCGCTATGCCGAAAGCGAATACGTTGGCATCGTACAAAATTGCGACAGCACCATAACCACCATCTATGACTTTGGAGCATTAATTGATCCGGCCATGAAACTAAAGTTTTTAGAATTAGGCGAAGTTTGGTGGTGGGAATCAAACCGAAGCATTCCAATTAATATTTTTTTACGTGGCGAGTGGGACATATTCAAACCGTGTTTGCGAACGTTTAATAATAAAAGTCTAGAAGTATTAATTGGCCCAACCACTAGTTTAAGTCAATTATCTGCATCTAAGCGTAAAAGAAAATCAATCACCCTTGTCCGCAAGATGGACTAATTTCTCTAACTCAAGTTCCGCGGCGACATATGCAGTTTTGTATATTTCGGTCATTAAGTTTCGATTATGCTCTACGATTTCTTTAATTTTTTCTTGTATTGCTTCTTGCGGTGCAGCAATTAATAATTCTGCAGAGTTTATTGCTGCTTTAATTCGATCGGTTGGGTCTGCAATTTCATCATAGCTTTCATCTACTATGCCGTCGAATGTCCTAAACCCAAGTGTCCGCAATCTACGCAAATAGTGCCTACCAGAAACAACTATAAAAAGCCGACCGGCAATTAACGGCTTTGCAACTTTTTCTGTAAAAAAAGAAAATCTATTTTGGTTATCAGTCTCGCAAACCAGACTGTATGCTGATTTATTGTAAACCTTCAATGGTATTATTTGAGATGGGCGAGTTTCGTATCCTAGATATGATACCTTGTCTCTTGGATCATCGCTTTTTTGTATATCATCTTCCCACCAGTCCGATTCGGTTTCTACTGCGCCACTATAAACAGAATGCGTTTCCAAAAATGATGACTGTAAGTATAAATCTTTATTTTTGGAGCTATCAATTAAAGTCTTAACTAACTCCCGATGGGGTTTTTTAGTTCCATACAATACCTCAAAAAGAAACGGCTTGCTTCCCTTATCTAATTGTTCAACTAAGAATGACGGGCGACTCGCATATAACCGAAAGGTATCATAGAACCAAAACAGATCAGGATTTGTATTGTATCCTTCGGCTATTCCATTTACATATGAGCTTGCGTTTTCCTTTGTAGAAAGATATGACAGTACATTTAATACATCTAAGTTTACTTCAACCGATCTAAATATTATATGATCTATATCTTTTATTTTCTCCAGGATAGCAATAATCCTATCTGAACTATCTTGTTCATATGTCATTTCAACTATTGCAAACTTTGCAATTGCCTTGCTTTCCAGAAATGAATCTATATCGCGGTATATACAAACACCTGGATGTTTTGGCAATGTCAAAGATATCAAATAATAATTACTTAAAAAAATCGATATCATGATTCATTTACTATATTCATATGTAATCCTACGAGGGTAGCATAAGCAATCCCGTGGGCTTTTTTAAAACTATACTCGCCATCAATTTTATCCCAAATAGTTTCTGCCATCACTTTCCATGGTTTACCTATTAGGTGTTTCTTTGAAGGCCTAATAGCCGCCAGAAACATTGCCATGCGTGGAATTGAGTCTGGCATACACTGTTTTATTTCGCGAGCGTAATTTGCTATATGAATTATTTGTTTGACAAATTCTTCGTCATCTAATCGATGCCATGGCGGTTCTGTATTTAATAAGTGTAAATAGTGTTCTTCGTCACGAATAAATTGGTATACAAAAACGTTTAGTAGGTCTAGCTTAAAATAGCCGCGAGCATCGGCGTCTTTATAGTGTAATGCCGATGCACCCAACGCTGGGTCGTATGGAATTGGCTGGACATAAACGCCCGAGGCATGCCGTTCGGGATTCCCGGAATGTATTTTTCTAGCAGGGATATGTTTTATCAACTCGAGAATTTGATTTCGGTCCGCAAAATCAATGTCAATGTCTGCTGCCATTACCAGTTTCCTGCAATTAATAGACTTTTTAAGTAGTCTGCTTCATCTTTACGATTTGCTATTATAGTATTCCACGCCGACGGATCAATGTATTCCCAAACACCATCTAAGTAATTACCTTCAAGAGTGGCAAGACGTTTTTGACCATTCTTACTCATATACAAAATCCATGGGCTAACTTTTCCGTTCTGTATTGCATAAACTAAACTTAGGTCTGTCATGTATCTTAGCATAACGTGAGAGGGCATATTCTTTTTCTCAGCCCACACAATACTATATTTTATCGCCCGCTCTAATGCATCCACCGCCGGCTCTTCTCGTAAGTATTCTATGAAAAATTTGTTATACTGTTGATCACTTGCCCAGCGATCAACAGGTATGTTTTGTTTTATTAACCATTGCAAAAATTGGTCTGCTGCAATAATCTTACTATTATAGCAATACTCACCAAACTTAATAAACGCTTTATAGTAAGGACTTTTTTCAAAAAAATCAAAACTGTATTGCTTTAATGAATTTAGCTGAGTGCGATAAAACTCATTGAATAGGTGTAGTGATAACTTAGTTGATTTTTCTTCTCTCAACAAAACTCGTTTTTTCTTTTCACAAAGATGCTTTTCAAACGCCACTTGTTGTTTATATTGCTTGTTACAATACTCACAACGAAGATTTTCGTTTGCTTGATTTTTGTTGTCCGTGTCCATCAATGAATTCTTTTAATTCTTTCTTACTTATTAGTTGGCTAAGGGCAGCGGCGTCATCGTCTTTCATATTTGGAAATAACTCTTTGAGTTGAGCCTTCATTGGATTTGCATCCTTTTGCAATTTAATCCACTTATGTTTTTGATTTCCGACACCTGGGCTTACCGCAGTTAATAATAACCACATAAGTTTTCTATGATCTTTTTCTAGTGTAAGAGGTATATCAAAAAAATGTTTGTTTACACATAAGTTGGTATTGCGCAAATAATACTCTGCAATATCTGCACTGCTGCTTTCAACGGACGACATCCAGCGGTTTAGTGTAAAGAATGTTATTGCCTTTTTTTCGTCATCACTAAGTGAGTCAAAGTATTCTCGATCTTTACGATTAATCGCTGGCAAAACATCTTTAAATAAATCAAGTTTGTATTCCTTTGCCATTACCAGAGTTTCCCATAATCAATTACTTCACAATTTCGAGAAATGTCTTTAATAAAATAAACGACTCTGGGTTTATCACCATCATCAATAGGAACTGCTAAAAACTGGCCATTTTTAAGTTTTGGTGCGTACCAATTAACTTCGCTATAGACATCAACAATTTCAATTGGCAAAAATGTTGGAGAAAAACTTGTTCGGCTATTAAATTCAAAGACGTTAAAGTCTCGATCGTTTATAGAAGTCAATGGCAATGTTTCTAGATCGCCAACCTCCTCTTCCCCAATGATTACCTGCCAATCAACCGGCATCTTAATTTTCTGATCACCAATTTTCAATACAAGTGCAGGGCTTGTAAAACTTTCCAGGAAGATTAAAGGAATGTATTTGAAATCAGGCTCGTCTGGGTTTGAGTTATCCAGTATTGCAAATCGCAAATCATCAATCTGCTCCGGCAGGGTATTTAATTCAAAACAAGTGTTATCAAGTGTATGGATTCTCATGTAAGTATTATATACTATATGTTATATAACGTCAACTATTGCTTTAGGTAAAGGGCCCGGATATGCTTTTCTCATCATGGCCGATTTTCCAGCGCGTCGACCACTACTAAAAACATAAATCTCTCTTTTGCTTAACTCTCCGAATAACTTAGTTGCCCTGGTGTCTCTTAGTTTAAAAAACGTTGCATACTTGGAGTTGACATAGGCATATACATCGAACCGTACCGACATGTTCCACCTTTGTTGCCAATCATACATTGGTACTTTATCTAAATAAACAGCACCACCTACTGAGTTTTCAACTGTTTCAAAAAGCAAATCGTCAGATCGGACTAAATCCATAACCTTATTATATAAGTTTTCATTTGTTGAACCAGTTTGATGTAGTTCTCGTTCAGCCATCTTAAACGATTGTGTTTCCCAGAATTCACCGATCTTGATACGGGTCCCGGGGCCGAGTATACCCTTTGTAGGCAGCTTCACTCTATGTAAACTCATTTTTGCAAAGTCCTAAAAGTCACTAACGCCGGATCGACTTTAACCAAGTTCTTTGCACGACGGTGTGCAACCTTTGGTTTTTTTGCTTCAACTCTAACCACCCGGACATTTGAATCAGTAAAACCCATTATTTTATACAATGAGACCGACGGTTCACCAACAGTATTCCAGGCAGTAACTACATAGTCGCCAATTTCTAAAGGTTGGCCGAAAAAATCTTTATTTGGTGTATCCATACTTCAATGTCCAATATGTGGCGTGTTCCTCTTTAAGATAAACACCAATTTTAATAGTAACCTCGTCGAGACTACGTTGTCTCCTTTGAAAATACAACCCATCAAAAGAATTCTCAACTGCCCATCTTGTTCTTTTGTCTCTCATAGTAATATCACAAAGATACTTTGTGAACTCAGAGTCTGCATTAAATTTATCTAATTCAAAAACATTAAATCTGAATCTGTTGACCCAAACAAGAATCCACTGATCAGATTCGATTTCCAATGGGTGCATACGGTGACATTCAGTAATTGTGTCACGGTAAGAGGGCACAGAATTCAAATTAACTTTCGGTACGCGGATTATTGGATCTAACTGTTGCATTTGAGTCGCCAAAATGTAATTTGTTCGTCGGTTAAATATACCTTGGCTATTAGTTTAACAGAAAATGCATAATTGTCAAAGGATTTGAAAATATAAACAGTCTCGTTTAAGCAGTTTTGTATTGCCCAAGTATTCGCTGAGGTGCCCAGGCCAACCTGTATTACTTCTGAATCGTGTATTGACAGATCGTTAGTCTTTGGACGGGCAGGGCTCTCAATTGACCAATGGGCGGCAACCTCTGCTTCAAATAAACAAGTACGATTGTAAACTTGACCATCCTCAATTACATGAGGAATCATTGTTTGATTAATTCTTAACTTGAGCATTTTGAATATATTACCACTGCTCATAATACTTATCTCATCTTTTGTTAAAATCACTTCGAAACAAAAGCACGCTCTATTAAAAATTCTCCCGGTTCGCGCAACGATCCTAATTTCCACCCATTGTCTTTAAAGTATTTTTCCATATCTTTTACGAATTCTGTTGACCCACAAATCATTGCTCGGTCAGATTTGGGTGTCCACAAATCAATGTTAACGACCTTAAAAAGTTCGCCGCTGTCAATGTGTTGCGTAATTCTTCCTTTCTTGTATAAAGACTCTGGCTGTCGAGTGACTGTTGGATAATAAAAGAGATTGTTAATGTTCTTAATTTCTTGCTGGTATGTTAGTTCGTCTTCTTGCCGTACGGTATGCGTTAAAATTACTTCGTCAAATTGACTAAATGTTTCACTATCTCTTACGATGCTCATAAAAGGAGCAATGCCCGTGCCAGTTGACAATAACCATAATCTTTTGCCGGGCTTTAAACAACGAACCATTAACGATCCGACAGGACGATCAGCAATCTCAACCTCGTCCCCAACATTAATTCGGCTCAACGGATTTGTGAACTCTCCATCCGGCACTTTAATAGAATAAAATTCCAAGTAAGGTACTGATGCTGGGCTAGCAATTGAATAGGCGCGCATTAAATCTGATGCTAATGCTGGCAACCCAATCATAGTAAACTGCCCAGGTATAAATTTATAGTCTGGGTTTTTCGTTGTGGTAAAGCGAAATAGCTTATCGTTGAAATGTTCGACTGTTAGAACTGTTTCGATATTCATTTCCAATTAACCTTCTCAATCTTAAATGGGTATTCTGCCTCTCTATAAAACTGCTTACGTTTAGTTAGATGACGTTTAGCAAATTTACAAGTCGAAGTAATGTCCCAAATCTGCACAAAGTCTTTATCCTTTGCAATACGAACACCGCGGCCGATACTTTGTATAACCCTTACAAACGACTTGCCAGGTTCAATAAGAACCAGGTTAAAGATCCTAGGGATATTAATACCGACTGCTGCCACACCGTATGTAGCCACGATAATTTTATTGTTAGCCGTTGCAATTTCATCGTAATGCTCTTTTCGTTGTGTTGTTTTTGTAGCACCAGAAACAAATACAGCCAAGTCGCCCATTCTACTTACTAGTTCTTTTCCTGCACTAACACGATCAACCAATACTAGGGTATTGCCGGATTCTGAAATGTCTAATATAGTTTGTGCAATATGATCTAGTCTATTGGTATCCGATAAGAGATACTTTAGTTCAGCCTGATATTGTTTGAACTCAACATGGTCGATTAGCTGTAATATATTTACATGGCACTCTGCCAGAATACCTTTCTTTTGTAGTTCCGCAGCGGTGACCTGACCAACAACATTTCCAATACTAACCTGCAATGACTTAAATTCAAAATCTTCTTTTGGGATCGTGCCAGTTAGTCCCCAGCGAATTGGAATATGAGCAAACGGTCCGGTTAACATTCCTTTTAGTGCATCGGCCTTGGCGCTATGTACTTCGTCTACTATAACACACACCACGTCTTCTAAAAATTCATGTATAGTAATATCTGCTTCGCCGTCTTTCGTTTTCTTAAAAAGGTTATTCAAACTTTGCCATGTGCAGATAGTATGTTGATGCCCAAACTCTTTGCGGCCACCATAGTAAACGCCAACGTCTAATTGTAGGTTTCGATAATCTTCTTCAGTCTGTGTTACCAGAGACTTATTCGGAACAATAACAATCGATCGACCATATTGTTCAACAGTATAACTTAGTGCAGCCGTAACGATTGTTTTGCCTGCGCCGGTTGCTACTTCTTGGAGGCTTTGTGGATTATTCAAGAAGTTATCAATAACTTCAAGTTGGTGGTCACGCAATAAGATGGGTTGGCCAGCTAGCGTATGTTTGTCGGGCCAGGTAATATGAGCGAACGAGTCCTCAACTATTTGTTGGAATGAGAAACTCGTTTGGTAGGTTCTACGATCGTCGATCGCTAACTCATACCCTTCGCTTATTAATGTCGGGACAATCTCATCAAGGAGATTAATGTAGGTTGAACCACCGAGTTGGAAGAACCCAACCTTGCCATCCCAGCGGCCGAGCTTAACTGCGGGAAGGTGCCGAGCATAAGGCACCTCATACTTAAACTTATTGGTAAGTTTTCGTCTGGTATCGAGATCAAGACCAGTAATTTTTACATTTACTTCATCTTTTATTAGTATTGTTGCCGGTTTCATTTATAATTATGTGTTTAACCATTGGTATATTGTCCCAGGCACGGTGCCACGTAGTAATGACATGGTCCAGTGACAAATATGATATAACTGCATTACACTGTCCCGACCTAAAATAATCGAGATGGTCTACAGTAATTGCATCTACCCAGACATGCTTCCTATCTGGATCGTATTGCCCAAGAAGATCGTTGGCTGCCTTGCCGATGATCATTGCTGTTTTATTTGTTGCAGCAAAATAATCAAATAACCTACGTGCATCATCGGCATCTACTTGGACCGGCGAGTTCCAGGTGGTTACCCTCATCATATCTTGCATACATTCGTCAATGACACTCGGGGGCAAAATCCCAAATCGTGAACAAAGTTTTTCTACTTTAGCCAATGATATGTCATTAAAATTATACTTATTCAATGCGTCGTGCAGGTTCTCATTGATGTTGTTAATGTAAATCCTTCCGTGGACAACATGCGCCCGCACCTGCCAAAGGTCTGGGTCTCCATACGTTCCTTGCAACAAAGACATCAATTTGTCGGCGCCTGGACCGATTGTTAGTCCGTGTTTCTTTGCAAAGTAATACAACTCTCGAAACAAATACGGATGGTATGGTCCGTGCCATGTGGCTGCTTCACTATTCCATAAAAAATCATATTTTGCTTTGTGGTTGTTACCAAAATAATGACTATTGTTCAGAGTCTTAAAGAAATGACCTTGGTCGTCGTGCAGAATTGCTCTCAGTTCATCAATAACATGCTTATTGAAATAAAACGACAGTACCACCTCTGTTTTTCCATTGTTTGAGACAATGTCTAAGACTGAGTTGGTCAAGATTTCCTCTCGGGAACGAATTCCATTTTTCCAAGGCAAGGAAAGGATATCTTTGTAATTAATACCCTGCTTCTTGAGTTGCTTGCGGTATTTGTGAATGAGTTTTTCCCAGAGTTCGTTCTGACCCTCACTTAGTTGACGGTCCTTACTCAGATATTTCATCCAAATATCACCCAGGAATTTAGCATCATATCGGTTAGTGCTGATTCGAGGACCAACTAGCTGCCGATGAGCTTCATCACGAGTGTAGACTGTTACGTCCGGTATCTGGGGATTCACTCTAGGAAATACCAGTGCCATTCTTGCCTCACGAATAAAAAGGAGGCCCGATATGGGCCTCAACAATTGGGTGTCTACAGGAGTTCAACATGGAAATAACAGCCACCCAAATCTTAAATCTTACCGAGCACCTTTCATGCAAGTGGTCTCGGCCAGTCGCTTCCAGCGCTCAGGGCTGAGCTTGACCAGGTCAGCGATCTTCGTAGCCATACGCAGCGAGATCTCGTTAAGCCGAGCCTTGTTATCGAGCATGAACTCAATAACCTGATCTCCCTCATTGTTCTGGAAGTGGTAGTGATCGAACAATGCACCGGTGCGATGAATCTGCTTAATACGCAAGATCTTGTCGCGCTCAGTATGCATAGCCGTGTCAATGTAGTGACAGCGTGACCTCAGCGCAGCCAGGTGATCCTGGAGCTTCTTGCTGCGCACGTTATCGAAGTTAACGTTCGTGATGAAGATAACCGAACCACGGAACTCGAAACTGTTCGGAATGTCTTCTTTGCGCAGGTAGCTCGAGTCGCTGTTCCAGTAGAGCTTACGACGCTTGCCGCTGTCGAGCGCGGCCTTCAGCAGGTTCAGCGCAAGCTCATCAAACAGGATGCTGTCGCAGTCGTCAAACACGAGCACGTTATTCGGGTCGCTGTACTTATACAGCGTCGTGTACAGACCGATCGGAGTCATTGCACCTTTAATAACCTCGTAGGTTGGTGCAACGTCACGAATCTTCGTAAACAGGTCAGCCTTCTCAAGCTGAGCAGTGATGCCGTAGGACTTGCCTACACCAGGAGGGCCGCTGACAATCATGCCGCGGATGTTGCCGCTCATTGCAGCTCGAGTCATCTCCTCCATGATGTCGAAGCGCTCAGCGATACGCTCCATAACAACCTCGTCAGGCTCTTCTGCTACTGCCTTCCGAACAGGAGAAGCAGCCGGGAAGTCCGAACCGGGCTCGTACACGACATCGTCGGGGGAAACAGTGATACGGATCTTGTCCTGGTCGCCACCAATTACGCCATTGGGGCGAACAGTAATAAAGTGGCCCTTGGCCCCTTCTTTCACGTCTTTCACCATCTCGAAAGTCTGGTGAACAACTTCTTGGCCCCGATACGAGCCATTCATAATCGTAACAAACATTCGAACTCCTGATTCAGTTTGTCTATCTATGTGCGTATTATATGCATTGCTTAGGCATCTGTCAAATACAGTGTTGCCGTCTGCTTTGCTTAATTTATGTGCATATTATAGCGATTGGGGAGGCAATTGTCAAGCCATTTTTAGTAATTAAAAGTACGAATTTTGGTGACGTAAGTCATTGATCTTAAAATGCAAAAACCCGCAAATTTTGCGGGTTTGTTAAATATTCTTAATTAAGAATGAATTACATGTTTCCTGGAACACCTGCTGGCAATGGACGCAAGTTCCAGTTCATTGATGCTGTTTGGCCATCCTCAAGAATAACGTGCCATGTACCGGTGTTTTCTGCGGGATCCTTAATTAATGGTTCGCCTTCAATGATAATTTCCGTCTTAACATCAATGCCCCAGTTTGCCACGAATTCGTCGAGATCGTCTGGATTAACCTTGTTGACTGAATACGTCACTAACAGCATAGACCCGTCTGTTATCTGAATAACCGATGGTAGAGCAGTATCATGCACGGTATCGTCTACTTCAAACTCAAACAAGACATCTGATTCAGTGACCACTGGTTGTGTCCATGGTTCAAAAGCTTCAGTCGATGCAGTAACCGGCCCGTTGAATACCTCGGTACCGTTCATTGATGCTACTAAATTTGCTTGTCCGGATTCAGCGTATGCTTTTCCGATGATTCTAACTGTTCGTGTACCCATTTATATGCTCCGTAAATTTCAATGATACTTCTTTGTAATCTTATTTAGCCGTTGGACTAACTTACTAATTGGATTAACACGCTTTGTCTTTCTTGTCTTGCGACTTTGTTTTATTTTTGTACGCTGTCGTGTTTTTTTCATGCGTTGCATCTGGGCAACATTTGGTGAGGCAGAACAATCACCAACTGACGGTACTGTCCGTCCTTCTCGTGGACCAGATTCGCAACGCCAAAATCTCTTCATTCCGCTTTTTGTGTGCTTCCATACAGTTCGGTGTTCTGTAATAAATTCGCTTGCTCTCATACTACTATTTATGAGTTATTGCTTCCCATAATCAATGGCGGCTTTGTTCAACCAGGGCAAAATCAGATCTTTTTGCCTTATATGACCTGTTAGATTTATGCTACGTTCTACACTCGCTGGCAGCAATTCTAACTCAATTAAATCATAGTATGTTGTAATTCTGGGGTCCAATGGACCATGTTCGCTCTTATAAACTACTGCGTTAATCCACGGATCTTCTGGGTTTTTTAAAAAGAACCCACTTTTGCAATCAAATCCAGAAACAGCTAACATATGAATCATGCTCACCAACGAATAGTGATAATAAACTCCGTTATGTTGTTCAAATTCTTGTTTGTTATAAACAATATTTGTTGTTTGCGGGACCATTAATGCTAACATGCCACCAGGCGTTAACATTCTATGAAAATTTCGCAAAGTTGCTAACGGATTAAGAGCGTATTGAAATGCATTATGACACCAAACGATATCAAAATGTTTTGGATCGTGATAGGTTTCTTCAAAATCCCAACGACGATAGGTTATATTTGGATAATGCCGTGCTATTGATAACTCTGGCATTATATCCATACCAACACAATCAATATTCAATGGAACAGGGGCATCGTCTCTGGTGGTGCGAGTTGCCCACCACTCGAGATCTAATCCGGCGGGTCCGCAGCCTACATCAACCACCGAGTCAACCGACATCATAAAATCATCGTACTCAAACAGTGCATTTAGTGTTTGCAAAGAATGGCTATGCGATTCCTGTGCCGACGAAAACATTATTGGAAAATCATACATCATATTGTTGCATCCTCGAGCCCAGCGGTTCTTAATTTAGTAATATGTCCCAATTGCCATTGTTTGGAATCGAGACCCTTAATAACGCCCAGGAATCGATTTCGAAGCAACGCAACCTCATTAACCAATATCTCGTAATTAATTACTTCGTCCTCGGCATCAGCATATTTTTCAGCGTCGCGACTAGTTAACGCTCTAGCATAACTTTCGAGATATTTTTTAAAGTGTTTCTTTTTAATCTTTCGCAACTCAAGGTTGAGATAATTTAGTACCGCCTCAATTTCCTGCAATTGGCTAAAACGATGTTCGGTAATTCCTGGCAAATCTCTTAGATTTTTTTCGATGTTGCCATAGATCGAACACTCTTTCTTTGCATCCAGAATTTCATTCTCATACTGATCAATAAAATCAGTTAGCAATGAAAGATCTCGAGTTACTTGATTATATCTGATCACGTATGCCTAACCAATGCAAAAAACTTTCAGGTAAAAACTGTAGTGACAAATCGTTTCTTCTTTTCTGATATTGAAGTAAAAACTCTTTTAAGGTTAGACGTTCTTCTTCTGTCGGTTGATAGTTTAACGACTTTTTTATTTTTTCCTGCAGATCTATTGGGAAAATATCTAAATCTTCAACTATCAAGTTTTTTGAGTCATCGTCTAATATTCCGGCCTTCATAAATGTTGGTTCCATAGCAAAATACGGCAATATTTTTTGATTCTCATATTTTTTATAGAATTCAGAAAAATTTAAAATGGTCAAATTACTTAATGTACTACGGAACGAAAAATCTAATCCATTTTCAATTAACTGATTAATTCGTGATTGTGTTAATTCCCAAGTGATTCCATAACGATTAAATTCTGCGTACTTTCCAGTATTTTCTACACTAACTCTTAACTCAATATTTGGATTTTCCTTCATTCTGGAAATCAATTTATCAAATTTTTGCTGGCTTGTATTCAATCCGGTTGATAACTGTATAGTTTCTATATTTTTATTTTTGTTTGCTAATTCCAAAATATCATCAAAAAATTTGTTAAGTAACGGCTCGCCGCCGGTGATTACAATTTTTTTAACTTTAGGAATTAAACTAAGGATCTCGGATTCTAATAACTTATACTCAGGCTGGTTAATAATATTTTTCTGTAAATTGTTAACATCATAATCCCGAGACTGTCTATTAAATCTCTCATCCACATAATGTGTAAATTCGTAATTGCCGAACTTATCTAGTTCAGTAGACCACCTGGTGCTATATTCACGACAACAATACGAGCATGCACAATTACAGTCTCTAGTTAACAATAACTCTAGCACTTCTGGATCTGTGCGAACCGAGGTATGCGACCGAACACTCCCATTATATATGTCCCGTTGGCTTGGTGCACCGAAGTCTTCGGCTTTCCAGCAATTTGCTTCGCAACGATCAGTCCTTTCGTTGCGAAGCATTTTTTCCCTATCGGACACATCTTCAGGAATGTTAAATATATCGCCCGGTGTGGTTTCTATTCGTTTAAAATCAATAGGAACCGATTTCGTGGCACAACAACTTAACGTGCATTTATTAACTGCATCAATTTTTAGATATTTAAACTTATTGTTGCAATAATAGTCACGAGCCATTATGAATTATCCAAAATCTAATTCGTCTTCGTCGTCATAATCATCATAGTCATCGATATCTGCATATTCTTTCAGTGCCTTCTTAACATCAATGTCAATTGCATACTCGGCTAAAACTTCGGCTGAGATACCATTTTCAATTAAAACATGCACAAAGTCATCGGCCGCAGCTTCAATATCTGTCCCGATTAGGTGATGCTTTAATGCTTGCCAAATTTCTAAACAAACTTCAACGTCCAACATCTTCTCCTTCTAAATTTATTTTGTATATATCAAAAAAGATGTTGGCGTTGATTTTATAATGCTTATTCATTATCCGTTGCATCAATAACTTCAGAGTCATCTTCATTAATAATAGGGGTAGCCTCGGTACGGGTTGACATATCATCCATAAGTTTATCTAAGCACCCTTCCTCGTTGCGTTCCCATGCCTTACGGAACATCAATAGTTCCTCGCCGTCTTGTAAAGTATACTTCAGCCTATTGCCGGTTTTTGTTAGTAAACCTTTCTTCTCGGCCAAGTCGACCAATCCACTATACGGATTCATTCCAGTATCGTATGGGATCTTAACTTGCACTGACTCAAATGGTTTTGCATAACGTGTTTTCATCACCTTACAAGCGGCACGAATACCACGAACATCAGTAATCTTATTACCGTCGTCATCTTCTTTTAGCTTCAACTTCTTCATTGCAACAACAATTGACGAAGCATAGATAAAGCCTTGACCGCCCGAGATCTTGTCGTCTGGGTCGAACATATCCTGCGATGCGTATGTGTGATTCGTTGCTACCAATCCGACGTTATGGCTGCCAAACATGTTAACACAGTTACGAACTAGTGCCGTTAACGCTTTTGGTTTACGGCCGAGGTCGCCTTTCATATCGCCCTTATTGAATTGGTCAACATCCGTTGGTGTGAGCAGCATGCCGAGTGAATCTATTACAAATAAAACTTTAGGCCGCTCATTTTCAGCTAAATCACGATAGTCTTTCATAAACGTTGAAATTGTTTTTGCAACATCGTCGATCATTGCCATTGATAACTTGAGAAGTTTATCTTCGCTCGTATCAACATTCAAAGCCTGTAGCCATTGCTCATCGAGAGCGTTTTCGCTATCGATTAATACTACAAAAATACCTTGTTCTTGTGCCGCTTTAACAATGTTGGCTGAACAAAAGTATGATTTGCCGGAACCGGATTCGCCGGCAAAGACAGTCACCTTACCAAGCGGTACACCTTTGTGAAAGTCACCACTGATAAGATAGTTAAGTGCATAGTTGCCTGTAGAGACCCAATCTGTTGGGTCATTAAATCCAATTGCCAGGCCGTCAATTGATTTTGTTATCTCTTTCCTAAATTTAGAGACATCAAAGGGTTTAGACATTTTAAAACTCCAAGACAATAAACAAACGCAGGGCGAGTCTCGCCCTGCGTAATTACAAGAATATTACTTCTGACGTGAGCGAATCATCGCTAGAAGCTCGGCAGCTTTGTCATTTTTAGGTTCTGCTGCGTTATCGTCTGCAGGTTCCTTGCGACTCGTTGTTGCCTTGTTTCTAGCGTCGACTGTGTCGTCACCATCGTCATCTTCTTCCATACGAGGCGTTGGCTTTGAAGATGCCTTAGGTGCTGCATCGCTATTGTGGTTAGCGGTGTCATTCGAGGTCCGTTGAATCCCCGGTGGTGTATAAAAGGACCCCCAACGGTCTGGGTCATACGCTTCGCCCTCTACCGACGCTTCAAACATTTCAACAATAACCTTCAAATGCTCTTCATTTGGTTTTACTGGTAAGAAATCTTTGAGGTTAAAAAGACCATGCTCGTCAATTGCTGCTAGTTCTTCATCTGTTAACTCAGACTCTTTTCGAGCCCACGAAGAATTTGAATAGTCAGCATATCCACCTTTGGAAGTTTTAGAAATACGGAAATCTAAACCGTGTACTTTGTCGGTAGGTAGATGTTCAATTTCTGGATCGAGTAAACTATTCTTGATCAGCGTAAAGATTTGCGGCGAAATAATGAATCGACGAATTGGATTTTCTGGGGTAACGTCGTCAGCCAGTGGATTTTGGCGCACGAAACCTTGGAACAGGTATGAGCGTTTCTTCCAGTATTTACGTCCCATTTCTTCCAGCGAGGGGTCCTTGAACCAAGTACGAACCTCGTTTAATACCGGACACTGTTCGCCGTACATTTCCATACACGGAACCTGAACATAAACCGTTTTATTGCTTGGGTCGCCCTTAATCCCATTGAATGGGAATTTGAACATCAACCGCTCGACCCAGAAATAGGGGTTATTTGGATCAGCATCCTCTAAAAGACGAACAATTGCTGTGTCACCTTCGTTAATGTTCCAATGTGGGTAGATTGCGTTCGGTTCAGAACTAAAGTTTGATTGTTTCTTTTCTTCTTGTGCCTTAAGACGGGCACGGATATCTGCTAATGAGGCCATAATGTATTTCTCCTATATAATGCCATAATGTATAAGCCCAAACACCAAATACAGATATACTGTATCTCGCGTAATTTTATTTATCACAGTTAATTGAGAAATTAAAAAACTGTACGATGCTATTATATGCTAGCATCGTACAGAATTCAAGAGATTTGAGTTATCTAGATAGGAGGTAATTAGTCTTTTGTAAAAGTGCATGAAGATCGGATTCAACGACCGAAAGAACATCTTCACTTTCGTTTGTATCCTGTAGGCTCTGAATAACTTCTGTTATTGCGTTGCAAATTTCATCAAAGTCATCATCCGGATGCATTCCTTTATCAATCTGGATTTCATTGAATGCATTTTGTAATATACTCATTTCTTTTTCGCTAGGCTGAAAGCCAATTGTCTCTGCTAGCAAGTCATATACCGAAACCAAGTCGTCCGATATGGCATTACGCAACTCAACACTTAAATTTTCTAAACCGTATGTTTCATTATAGTTTTCTTCTAGCCGTTTATCCATAATTTTATTAGCAGAAGCATATAAATGTTGGTCATTATCGGCGTCTAATTCATTTTCGCACGATTCTTGTGTTTGGCGTGGCGAAATTCTCGAAACCAAGTCAGGCATGTTTCTCCGAACCCAATTCATAACAGTTGGGCGGGCATCACCATCTGGATATTCTTTTGCATCATCTTGCAATGCATCAAACAAGGTATCATCACCAATTACATCATATAACTGGTCAGTCACGTTTATTGCATCTATTCCGTATGGCTGTTTTTTTGACATAAAGTCACGCAATTGTTCGATTTTTTCATCGGTATTAGGTAAAGACCAGGATCCTTCGGTCACGTCGTCGGCCCAACTTTCAAATTCACTAATTTCTTTCATTTTGTTTGTTCCTAATAAATCATCATCATTACTACTAGATGCGGCTGCGGTTGCAATTCTCGCTAATAATGGCAAGGCTTCGTCAATCTTTGAATTGATTGATTTTTGTGTAAACAACTCTCGTATACGATTAACTTCGGTTTCTTCAACGGTAATATCGGCAGGAGACCAATTTTCTAAGTATGTGTGGTATCCACGGCGGCCTGTAATGTTTTTTAACTTTTTACGCAAACTCACGTAATGATGTTTTCCGGCTTCAATTACGTTGGCTGTTTCTTCGTCTGCTTCCATAACACCAGAGCGGCGTACAAACCCGGACAATGTATGAATATCCTTAACCATTTCTGTTATATGTGAACCAAATATATCGTACGGGTTGCCACCTTCTGTGACGTGGCGTGCCATGGCGCGAGCACCCATCAACGACTTAAACGGTAATTTAAATCTCTCGCCGTCGGCATTTTCAACATAAATGGACTCAATATTATAATAGCGTTTTTCATTCTCACCAATTGGTCGAGTGTGTTTAATAATTATACGAGCGTTGCCTTGCGGTGAATACGATGTTTTCTTTGATCCATAGTACCCTTCAAATAGTCCTTCATTAATTGCTGCCATTCCTTGCATTGAGTATTTTAATTTACTAATATCTTGTAGTTTAAAACCTAATAGGTTGCGTTTTGCAAACATACGAAGCTGATATAAAAAATTCATCCAATCTTTTTTATCAGCAGATTCCATTGACTGGCCAACGTTATCTCCATAAAAGATTTCTAAATCTCCGTTAGAGTTTATCAAAATTACAACCGTGCCGTAGTCTTTGCCGTTAGTTTCAAAATTAAAACTAAACATATCTGCGGAATTAACATCACTGATTTCTTTTCCTTTAGCATCGAGTGTTTTTACTTCAAAATCCTTAGATATTAGTAAATTAAAAAGATCTTGGGGTACGTTTTGCATAATTCTATTTAGTTCCTTGTTGTGACAGTTCTCAATGCATACTTATCAAAATATAGCAATAAATGGCATTGGCTCTAATACTTCGTCTGTATAATCTCTTAGATGATTTGAAATATCTTTGTGATAATCTTTTAGTACCTGCATCATTCTAACAGCTAAAAGAGAACTCATAACCAAGTCGTCCGTTTCGCCCGGCTTTGCTGCATACGAAGTTCCAACTGCAACAAAATTTTTCAGTTCCGATACCAATGGTTTTGAGTTTATTTTCATTCGTTTACTTTCAACCAATACTTTAAATTTTGAGCATGCCGCAATTTTTGATTTGTTGGTTGTATTAAACCCTTTTCTGTATAATCTCTGTGCACCTGCACGTTTTGGTTCAGACAGCATCATTCCAGGAATATTATGCTCGCCATATTCGTTTAAACTTATTAATGCAGCTTCGCCTATAGTATTGTTTTCAATACTATAGTATATCGAATTTTGATCTGCAATTATCTCGTTGAGATGTGTTATGATATCAGCCAAAATACGAATTTGTGTTGGGGTATCTGTTTTGTTGTGTTTCCACTCGGCAATTTGCTCGGTTGTGTTAGCATCAAACACCTGTATAGCTGCTGGATCTCCGCCTGTTCCCAAACTAGGATCAAGCGCGACAACATATATATGTCCAGGAGTTGGTTCTTTATACCATCTAACTTGCCCGGTCCTTTTAAAAGGTTCGATACCTTCGAGTTCAATTAAATGGGTAGCGCCAATTAACGTTTCATCGTAAATTAAGAATTCGCACTCGTGTTCACGGCGGAATCTTTCATCGCCTATACGACCGCGTTCTTCGGCAGCCCACTTATCATCTCTATCCGGATGATCCTGCCAACGGGCTCTATATGCTTTAAACCCGTTGACGCCTAGTGGCGTTGGGTTGCCGTATTCATCCTCGCATTTGTTAGCTTCTTTCCAAATCAACGCAAACTGATCTTCGTCCGAGTTTGGTGTTGAAGTAATAATAGCTTTACCACCTGTTGCTAGCGTTGGAGAAATGGATGTCCAGAATTCTTTAGCAACTGATGGTCTGACGAATGCAAATTCGTCCAAATATAATAAGGTAATAGACATACCACGGCCGGTATTTTCAGTTGTTGCTTGTGATACAATACGCGAACCATTGTCGAATTCAATGGATCCTTTATTATAACTAACTACGCCTGCTCGAATGTGATCCGGACATAACTCATATGCATATCGAATGCGCTGCATGATTTCTTGCGCACCACTATATTTGTGTGCTGCAATTAAAATAGTTGAGTCTGGTTTAAACATTGCATACCATAACAGGTAGCCGGCGGCCGTGGTGGTTTTACCAGTCTGGCGTGGGAGTAAATTAATACCAAATCTATAATGATGATAATTATCAACCAGTTCTACCTGATACGGGAACGGTGAATATTTTAGTTTACCTTTAGTAGGATGTTGTATGAAGAAAAAATTACTCAAAAAGTAATGTGGTCCCGAATCGGCATCTGCGCACTGCGCAAAATCATAGATATGCTGCTCACTAAAATTTGTTTTTGAGTGAGCCCGCTTTATTAAAACACCATCAAGCGATTTGGACATAATATTACTTATCGATTCTAAAAATACTAAACACAATAAACCTGCCGAAGCAGGTTTTGTCTCACTTTAATCAGGGTAGCGAATCCGATTGGGCAGATAGCGCCGACGGTCCCAAGGAGGGATTCTTATCAGATCAATCCGTGACCTTTTAGTGTACGAGTAGCATTTTTCATGATTGTATTCCAGACCTGGGCGCTATTACCATAATTGGTATTGCGTAAATATTCCGAGACATTTCTTACTAAATCATCAACAATTTGTTGGATTTCGTCATTGCTGGTTGCAAATTCTGAACTCTCGTTAATTTTTTCTATCTGTCTTTTAATGTATTCTAAATCGTCCATTATCGTGGGTATCCTTTGAATCCTTGTGTTGGGCTTTTAGAGTTTACTTCTTCTGGTTCCTCAGATCCTTGTTTCATATGCTCTTTAAACGGAACGCCTAGTTTAGCAAACGCCTTCTTTACCATTTCTCGTTCTTCATCAGTATATGTTACTACCATTGGCAGCTTAGTTACCCAAGAATACGCATCAATGTCGTTCATTTCTTCTGGAGCACGCCCAATTAATATTCCGGCACGATATAAGTCATAGAAGCCATCCGGTGTATATACAATACCCGGACTGACTTTTTCTTGCGCATTAAGTGGTTTCCCCCTCTTGCGCCCCTCATTAACGAACTCTTTTGCTCGCATTTACTTGCTGCTTCTCCAAATGTCAGAGTTCTTTAGTCGCTTGGTTGTGCCGAACGCAATAGCAAAATCGCTCATGCGATAGAACATCGTGTTTTTGTAGAGAAAGACAGGGGTCATTTTATCTGATCCGTGTGGACCTGCAGAAATTTGCCCCATTGGCTTAATGCCTGGCAACTGTTGGATATAGTTCCACGCCATATCGACCATTCCCTGCTGCTCGCCCATCTTCTTGAGCATAGCTAGTTGCTTTTTAGACATACTCTGTGCGAGATGCTTGTACTCGCGATTTGGAACAGTGATATAGTTTGGGTCTTTGTACTGTGCGCTGTCGCCACGTGTCCAACGACTTGAGCTACCCGACATAACCTCAAACGGCGACCACCCTAAATCGCGGCCAACTTCTTTACTCATTGGCGATGGGCCAACCATCTCTGTAAACTTTTGATTAAGAGCATCAACGATTTCTTGGGCAGCTTGTCGAATGCCCTCATTGATAGGCTTGCGACTCTCTACAATGATTTCAGACGCTTTCATTTTATCTCTTCTCACCTCTCTCGCCAAATGCTTTATATAGGTTAAAGAAGCTCTCAACTTCGTCTAGTGGAGCTCCGGCGCGCTTACTTTCGCGCATGCCCATCTTTTCTTGTGCATAAGCTGCAACTTCGTCTTTGTATTCGTTCCAAACTCTTTCTTCTTCCATACCAGAGCCAGTATCCCAACGGCCTTCAAGACCCAGGATTTCATCGGCTAAGCCGCTCGCTGCATCACTGTTGCCTTCTGCCCAAGCCATTAGCTCGCGTGGATCGTATGCTGCTAAAATTCTTTCAAATTCGTTCATGTTGCTTTCTCCAATTGATTCTTTATTGTGTTGCTTCCATGCTGTAGCATACAATACCTCTTGCCAGCGATCACCGTAACGGTCTTTGAACTCTGCTTTACGATCTTTAATCCAGTCTTCCATGCCCGGAGGTGCTTTTTCATTTACTTGGCTTTCACCCATTTGCTTTTGGTTAACGTATGCAGCGACCTCGTCTTTAAGTTCACGCCAAACACGTTCAAACGCCATGCCACTGCCAGTATCATCATATCCCATAAACTCAGCTAAATCTTGGTCTAACTGTTCTGGATAATTACTACCACCGCTCGCCCAATTCTGAAGAGCATTAAGTGGGTAATCTTGTAGGATAATATCTAATTCACTCATTTGTCCTTCGTTAGCAGTCATAACATTATCGCCCGGATATTCCTTACGATATTGTCGCTTCTGGCCATTTAAACCTTTAAGTGATGTACCATGTGTAACAGCTCTTACTGGCGCCACTTTTTCGTTTGGGGTGTTAGCATGCATTGTATCGCGCTCTTCGCGGTATTGCATTAACAATTCTTCACCTTCTGGATCATAGTCTGGCTCCATTGAAACCGGAGCAGGTTCCATGTCCATTGGGATGGTGTCACCATAATATGAATCACTCAACCCTGCCATCTTCATTAAGTCAGAAAGTAAAGCGACGTGTTCATCTGTTCCGGTTATTGTAATAGTATCATTTTGTGGCTCTTCAGGATTTTCTGTTTTTGTAACCGTGATATCTTCTAACAAGCTATCAAGAGCCTTATTATAATCTTCGTATACAGTATTATTATAAAGATCAGCTAATTCAATATCACTCATATGAGCATTGATTGTCTTGCCGTCGGCACTGCGGATTACTTTACAGAAAAAGCCAGTTTTACTGATATCAGTTAAAACACCTGAGCGATCTGTTCCTTGATCTTGGAATAAGACTGGAACTAAAACAACTCTTGTTCCGCGCTGTAAACGCTCGCGATGCTCTGGATTCTCATAATCAAACGGAACTAAGTCTGGGTTGATATCAGGAGCAGGTGCTTCGAAGTCATCATAGGCGCCAAATGCCTCAACAATACCTTTATTAATAAGATCTGTTGGGTTAAACTCAACTTCTTCGGTCTTGATCTTGACATAAACATTGCCTTCGTGCACCAATGTCACTTTGCCTGTTTGCCCTGCCCAATTTTTGATACCTTCTTTGACTTGTACTGTATCGCCTGGATTAAAATATTTAAACGATTCAGTCATATCATCGTCGGCTAAATCTGTAATTTTTTCAGGATCAGGATCAGGACGATTTAATTCTGTACGATTTACACTCATAAATTTTTGTGCATCTTGTGGATCGTCAAATGCCTTAACTACTTCGTCGCCTTCGTCGCCGCCAGTGACATAAGTTTTTCCACCTTGTGTGAATTTTTGCGCGACTTCTTTAACACGACCCAATTCTTTATCAGTGTGCGGAGAATACTTAATATAAACTCTCTCGCCTTCTCTTGTACGAACCGGAATCTGTCCACTAACGTCGTCTTTAACTCGTTGCGCTAATTCATACTGCTTTGAACTATCGATTCCATATATGCTCATAAAAGTAACTAAGTTCATATGTCCTTTTGAACCACCTTCGGCATCGTATATAAAAACCAACGGGTTGGAACGGGTTGTTACTTTATCGCCTATATATGGAGCGGCTTCGTTAGCTTTCATGTTACCCTTGGGTGTTAGTCCGTAACGCTTTTTAAGTTCGCGATCAATTACCTTAGTTTGAAAATCGCCTGGTGAATGTGGGGTAGCATCGTCGCCTTGCTTACGACGTAGACGTAATAATGTCTCATCGTCATACTCAGCATGACGTGCTTTAATCTCGTCTGGATAAATGCCGTCGCCCCATCCTTTCAAACCACGCTTTACCCATTTAGCTGCCTTTTGTAGTTTGCTTGGGCCTTCTTCCAATTCATCACTATCATCTAATTCGCGCTCCATGCGTCCCCATTCGTCGTCAGAATCACCAAGGCGTGTTGCGGCCGCCATATCCATTTCGTCGTTATCGTAGGATGATTCAATGGCCGTTATAGTCTCTTCTAGCTTGCTCTTCATTGCTCGACCAGTTGGTTCGGGCGTTTCTTTAGCGACGTTGTTTAGTCGATTTAAAATGTCATAAATGTTGTTGCTCATCTTTTTGCCATGTCCTTTTTTGCTGGTCGCTTAACTTTTGATAATGGACTGTTTACATCTACTTTATTATCAGTATTAAACTTTGCCGGAGGTGTTTTTTCGCCAGCAATTTCAAATTTTGTACTTGCAGCGTTTTGTACGATATCTTTAAACCCTTCGGAATATTTTGTTGATGCCGCTTTTTGTTCTTTTGTTTGAGCAGGATAGTCGGGGGTTTCGAGTTTTGCTTTATCGGTTTGCTCAACACCTTCAAGTTCTTTAGTCATTGAGTCATCATAATCTTTGCTCAATACACGAACACGATTTGGGTCAAACCCTTGCATACGAGCTAACTCAACAATTTGTTCAGAACTAGCTGGGTAATTTAATGTAATATCAAAAATATGAATTTCTGTATTTTCTAGACCTGGAAAACCAAATGGATCTTTTACAATTGGTGTTTTCTTTGGGTCTGTACAACCTTCAATATCAAACTGCTCTAAAGCACGTTTGAGATTTTTGAATTGATCGGTATCAAGCTCACCTGCAACTTTGACTCGATATTCAAACATCTTTTTTGATTCTGTTAAATATTCGTTAAACGACTTCATTATAGTGCTGCTCCTGGCATACAGTATTTATTTGTTTTTGTTATTTTTATCCTGCTCATTCTTTTTCAAAATTTGTTCTAACAATTCGTTTCGATCTAATACACTTCCAGATACCGTCCCCACTGGATCTGAACCACTGTCTGCTTCCAATTTTGCTTGCTTTAGTTGCAATTCAATCATCTTTAATTTTTTATTAATTTTGGCTGTTTTAGCTGTGATTGCATGACCTAGGAAGTTTGATGCTGTACTAAGTATTTCTGCCGAGAAGCGTGCTTCAACATTCATACCTAAGTCTACTAAATCTTTATATGTATTCTTAGCCAAGTCGGCCAATTCGTCCATTTCAGCATCTGATGCTTCTAAGCCTCGAACTGCTGGCAAGGCCGATTCGATTTTTTCGAGAGATCCCATTGCTTCTAATTCAATCACGTCGTGAGAATTATTATCAGATTGAGGACTATCTTGTGGGGTATCTTCTTGCGGAAGATTAAAAAATTCTTCTAGTTTACTCGTCATACGAGTATTTATTTGCGGAAAATATCTTTCTCTGTTAAAATACGAAAGCCTATACCGTGCTTCTTTGCCCAACGACGAGCTTGTTCCCACTTTGCATGGTTAATAGCAACTGTTGCTCGCATATTAGCGCTCGTTTTACCTTCAACCATTGCTTGTTTCAAAGGTTTGATCTCGATCAGTTCTGTAATGATACGATTTGCTTTGTCGCGATATCTAATTAAAAAATCCGGAACATATACTGTTTGCTTTCCACTAAGTGGATGTCTATATGGGATTCTCATTGGTTCCGACGCCCATTCTAATATGTTTTTGTTATCATCGCAAAACCGCATAAAATGTAATTCCCACGACGACCTATAAGTTGGAACGCCAACCCCGACATACTTGGTTGGGTTTTTTGGATGAAATTTATCCCTGGCCCAATTTGGTTTTTTTGGCATTATATCAACACGTTTCTAGCGGCATAGAAATTTGGCTGCACTATATTTTTAACACCTAATAGTGTGGCTGGTGATCTGGTGCCATTTAAATAATACGCAATGGTGGCTGTTAATTCAATGCCGTCACGTCCTTTGAGTGACTCAACAATTTCTAATACAGGAATTGCTGTTTGACGAGATACTTGATACACCGACATAGTAAAGTTTTCGGCGGCAGTTGGGTCTTTCATTACCTTCTTAAAATATGAAAGAACATAATCATATTCGTTTGCGCTAACAACTATTTCCAAATCTAAAAATTCATCAATCAGTCTGATATTTTTACTATCATCAAATTGCATATCATTTAATGTATTAGATGCACTCATTAATCATCACCTTGTTTTGGCGTTGCGGCTTTATTTCCATTACCCTTAAAGAAATCTCCAATCTTCGGGAATGATAATCCTGGTCCGTGTGCTGTTGAGTTTCCTTTCCCGGCACCTGTTAGCAATATACGTCCTTGTTTTAACGCTTCTGTCTTCAACTCTTGTTTAGCAATCTGCGAGAACGATAATGGGGACTTCTTAAATGTAGTTATCGAGCGCCCTGCTTTTTGTATAGCGCCCAGGAAGTTGCCTGACGCTAAATCCGACGCTGCACCTGTTATCGCATCTAATGCACCACCTTCACCTAATATAGATGCAGTAGAACCTGGTTTGCCGAGAGGACCAGGTTGTGTATCATAACGCGATGGGTCGGCAAAGCCATCAACTCCATCTGCCACTCGTCCTTTTGCATACTTGACGGCTTCGTAACGAAGTGTTACGCTATGCTCCATTGTTCCGGTTGTTTGACTATAATCATATGTATCGTGCCGCCACGACGTGATCATTGGATTAATTAATGTATATAATACATAATTACCACGACTAAATCCATATATCTTAATATCGCGGAAAAATGCTGGCTTAACTATACCGTTCGGACTAGAAGTTGTTAAACCCCAATCCTTTTGCACCTTCTCGGGATTGTATAAATCGCGACCATGATACCCCTGACTCTGACCAGCTACATATTCATAGGACGGATCTGCAAAGTAATAATTGTAATAGTTATACCATAAAGAGCGCACGTTATCGCTTGAGTCGTCGTGCAATTTAATTTCAACTGGTTGGTATTGAATTCTATTATGAACTAATCTTTTTCGGTTATACTGGATATATTCTTGTGTATCTATCTCATAGGATGGTAAAGTTACAGATTTTACCAATGCACCAACAAGGCCACGGTCAGAGGATGGCGATGCTGCTGGATCTGTTAATGTAAAGTAAACATGAAATAGAAACTTTTGCTGCGGAGCTAATGCATAGCTATCCGAGCGAAATAACTTTGATGCATGAGTGTAATCGCGAAGGTTTTCGGAGGAAAAAAATCCTCCGGCGACCTGCTCTAGAAAACTACTCCCTGCATCGAGTTTTCCAATCTTATCGAAAAAACTCAAAGTTATTATCCTGTAACTACGTCGCCTAGTGTACGGCCAACATCTGTACCAAGACCAGAGCCAAGTGGTGTTTGTAATGCGTTGTCAAATGCTAGGGTTAATGTAATAGTAACCGGATCCGAGCTTGCATAATCTACGTCACCATAGTTAACTGAGTTTAGATAACAACCATATAGTTCCCATGATTCTAATACACGAGGCTCGTGTGCACCGTTGCCGCCATCTAGCATTTCTAAACGAGTAATAAACTTATAGTCAATACCAGACGAAGCCGATGACTGCTCCATGAAATCAAATTGCTTCTGTAACTGCTCGCCAACTAACTTGGCTACTGCACCGGATGCATCATCACGGATTACTACATCAATATTTGCCCAGCTTGGTTTACCAGCTAATTTGATACGGGAGTTATAAACATCGATTGTAACTTCGTCAAACGTTGGGTTTGGACGGCCTGCCGATACAACCTGTTTAGTTAGCTCGGTGCGAGGAGTCGACACCCCTAAGTTTTCAAAAACTACACGGAATCGATACTTTAACTTTGGCATTAACAAGCCTTGCGTCGAGGACGATTGGTCGCTTGATAATGGCGTAGTCATTCTTGTTAATGATGAAACTGACATATTATTTGTCTCCTAATATGTTATTATTTATGCTTTTGGTCAGTCACAAAAAAGCCCCTTGCGGGGCTTTTTTGGTTAGTAGGCTTATTGTTTAGCCGTTAGGGTTGCCACTTATCTCACCCGTATTCTTTATTCTGACCGGGATATAAATGAACTCTACTGCTTTAACTGGTTCGATAGCAATATCAATCCACAACTCGTTACGATCAATACGTGCTGGAGTATTGTTTGAACGGTCGCAAACTACCGCATAGTCATACAGTCCACGCTTG